ATGGGTGGTATGAAAATGAAAAAGAAAATGATGAGTTACGCTGGAGGCGGTAGATTCGCAAAAGGTGGTGACTTTGGTATGCTTAGTGTAAAAGCTGGTATTGACAACAATCCTAATCCTACACAAGCTGATAGAATTGCTGGAGCCACTAAAGGTAAGAAAATGATGTATGGTGGTAAAATGAAAAAAGAAATGATGTATGGTGGTAAAATGAAAAAAGCTATGGGCGGTATGAAAATGAAATACAAGCATGGCGGTTCTCACAGACAGTTAGACTAATGGCTGGCGCTAAAACTCCAATATGGCAAAGAAAGGCTGGTAAAAGTCCTTCTGGTGGTTTAAATGCTGCAGGTCGTAAAAGCGCTGGTGTTAAGGCGCCTGTCACTAAAAAAAATCCAAAAGGTAAGGAAAAATCTAGAAAAGCGTCCTTTTGTGCAAGAATGGGTGGAATGAAAAAGAAACTTACTGGCGCAAAGAAAAAAAGAGATCCAAATTCTAGAATTAATAAAGCTTTACGTAAATGGAACTGTAATGATGGTTGTAAAATGCCTACGTCAACGGGTGGGTACAGAGCGCAGCACGCTTAATGGCTGAAAAAAAGAAATACGACTTACAGTATTTGTATAATTCTTATAAAAAAAATTATAAGAAACTTGATATGCAAAAAGCTAACAATTATAATGATTTGGCTCAAAAACTACATGGCGTAGATTTAAGAGACAGGTATCATGCAAAGTTAGCAAAAAAAGAGGAGAACGCTGGCATGTATGGTTTAGGAAAAACAAAAAAATTAAAGTATGGGTAAGATTAAATTTGACCCGCAGAAATATAGACCTATTCCTAATAATGGACATCCAGATTTAAACCCTGATTCTGTTGCATATCAAGAATATTGGACTAGAGAAACTGATCGTTGCATGAATGGTTTTAAGCCTAAGGGTATGAAGAAAATATCTGGTAAGTATTATTTTTACCTTAATTACTATATGATACTTGGTAATGATGGAACCTCTGGTAATCGTAAAACCTTAATACACCCTTGGTACAGAAGCATGGATCATGAATATTTTGATACAATTGAGCTTTGTAAGGAAGAAGGTAAGGGTATGATAGTTATAAAAGCCAGAGATAAAGGTTTTTCTTATATGAATTCTGGCGCGGTAGCTCATGAATACACTTTCTATCCATTTAATGATGTAGGCGTGGCAGCAGGATTGCAAGCTACAGCAGACGCGTTCTTTGACAAAACAAGAAAAGGTTTAAATGGTATACACCCCAACTTTAAACACTCTATGCTAAAAGACACTGATGGTATAATGAGATCGGGATACAAGCAAAAGAATAAAGACGGCAAGTGGGAGATAGGAGGCTATCAATCTACCATAATTTGCAGAACAATGGACAATCCAGAGGTTTTTAAAGGAGAACGTGTGTCTTTAATGGTATTTGAAGAAGCAGGGGAGTTTAAAAAGCTTAAAAACGCATACATGTCATCAAAAGCATGTTTTATGGATGGAGATGTTCAGTTTGGCGTACCTATTGTTGGAGGAACTGGTGGTGATATATCTAAAGCATCAAAAGATTTTATGGATATGTACTATAGTTACGATGCTTACAACTTAATACCTGTATTTATACCCGCTTCTAGAGCTTACTATGGTTTTTTTGACATAGAAAGTGGTGTAGAGGATGATAAAGGAGCTAAAGAAAAACTTATAGCAGACAGAGAGGACATTCAAAGATCTGGAGATAATGAGGCTTATAATCTACACATACAAAACTACCCGCTTACAGTAGAAGAAGCGTTTTTAAACACGCACTCTGCAAGGTTTGATATATCTCTGCTCAACGCGCAACGATCTAGGATATTGTCTAGTAAAGACCATAGAAGTCAAATACAAAGAGGGTATTTGGATTGGAATTTAGGATCAGAAGACCCTACGGTGTCATGGAGGCCACACCCTAACGGTCCTTATAAAATATTAACGCATCCAGAGCCAGATTTTAAAAATTTAGACATTGGAGGCATTGACTCGTATGATCAAGATCAAGCTGGAGCATCAGAATCTTTGGGTAGTGCAATAATTTATCGTAGATTTGCAAATACTGATATGTCAAGCGATTATGTGGTTGCTGAATACACAGATAGACCAAAAAAGAAAGAAGATTTTTGGGATGGCTGTTTAAAATTAGCAGTATACTACAACTCTAAAATGCTAGTAGAGTATACAAAGATAGGTATATTAGATTACTTTAAACGTATGAATGCGTTAAAGTATTTAAAAGAAAAACCAGAGTCAGCACACAACCCTGGAACAAAAACTAGAAATAGATATGGTGTGCATATGAACAAGCAGGTAAAATCATTGATGGAAGACTTAATAGACGATTATTTAAGAGAAAGCGCAGAGGATATATGGTTTATTGATCTTATAGATGAACTTGCTAATTATGGGCTACAAAATACTGACCGCGCTATGGCGTTTGGTCTTTGTTTGATTCACAATATAGATAATTATAGAATACAAGCAAAAGCAAAAGAAGAAGAAACAGTAGATATAGGTTTAAAATATTATAAAATGGGATACAATGGAGTTCCTATGCAAATAAACTAAGATTATGGAAAACAATTATAATTCAATGCCGTCAATGGTAATTGCTGAAAAAGATAAGACAGAAGACTGGTGCAGACAAGTTTTAAATGCTGTTACAGGCTATATGGGCGCAGAGGGAGGTTCTCATTACTCAACAAGAGTGAAAGATATAAGAAATTATCAAATTTACAACGGCCAGCTAAGTCAGGGTGATTATTCTTACATAACAGAGCAATATGGACTAACTTATCCAGCAAGACTTGTAAACTATCCTATCATCACTCCAAAAATAGACCTATTAGTTGGTGAGGAAATAAGAAGGCCTATAGATATGAAAGTTACCACGATAAACAAAGATGCTGTAATTAGAAAGCATGATCATAAAGTAGGATTAATAATGAGAGATTTATTGCAAGATTTTCATGCTGAAATGCAAGAAAAAATGAATATTGACGTTTTGGCAGAAGGACAGGGCATGCCTGTACCAGAAGATATAGAGACGTACATGAAGTATAATTATCGCGAGATGATAGAAGAAACAGCACAGGACGGATTAGAGTATGTTGTAAACAGATATAACTTAAAAGACGTTTTTAAAGAAGGATTCAGAGATTTACTTGTAACAGGAAAAGAATTTTACAAAATAGGCGTGCAAAATGGAGACCCGCACGCGCGCAGGGTAGATCCAAGAAACATAGTGTTTGATGATTCATTCCATTCTGATTATTTAGATGATGCTGGATGGGTGGGTGAAGAAAGATGGATGTCTATAAATGAAATTAACGATGAGTATAAAGATGATCTAACAACTGACGACCTTTTAGAGTTAGACAAAATGAGAAACCTGTATATGGGTGGAGATATGGAAAATTACAACAGTAGTTTTGAATGGGTGGATGTCGCGCACGGAAGGGAAGCGCGAATAAGAGTGGTAAGTTGTGAATGGAAATCATTAAGAGCTATAAAGTTTAAATTATCTGATAATAAATATGACCCTTCTAGACCTTTTAGAAAAATGGTAAAAGATACTTATAGAAAAAGAAAGGGTGAGAAAATAGAAACAAAATGGGTGGATGATGTTTGGGAGGCAACGCTAATTGGTGGTAAAATATTAGTAAACGCAAGAAGAAGAGACAATCAAGTAAGAAGTATAGATGATCCAGGTAAAACACCACTTTCTTATGTAGGTTGTATAAAAGGAAACACAACAGGTGCAGGTACATCCTTAGTGGACATGCTTGATAATATTCAAATGTTATATAATATTGTTGTTTACCAAATAGAACTTGCTATGGCGCGTTCTGGTGGTAAGGCAGTGGTGTATGACGTGTCACAATTACCTACAAATGTTGGTATGGATATGCAACAGGTGTTATATCACCTAAAAACAGACGGTATCATACCAATTAACTCAAAAGATGAAGGAAATCAAATGCAATCTTTTAATCAATTCCAACAAATTGATTTTACATTGTCTCAATCAGTACAGCAGCTAATAAACCTAAAAGTTATGCTAGAGGAAATGGCTGGACAAATCTCTGGTGTTAGTAGACAAAGAGAAGGAGCGGTGGGACAGTATGAATATGTAGGAAATGTGCAAAGAAGTGTTGTGCAGTCTGCAACTATCACCGAAAGTTGGTTTTATTCTCACGGAGAGTGCAAACAACGAGTTATGGAACGACTGTGTAACTTAATGAAGGTGTGTTGGGCGGGAGGAAAGAAAGCAGGCATGATACTTGGTGATGGTGCTTATAAATTTTTGAACGTAATGCCAGATATTGCTTTGCAAGACTTTGGTATATACGTTGGAGATAGCGGTAAAGATGATTCTATGAAACAAGTGGTTCAACAATTAGCCCAAGCTGCTTTACAAGCTGGAACTATTGATATGTTAGGCGTGATAAAAGTTTTAAAATCTGATACAATGACAGAGGCTGAAAAAGTATTAGAACAAGCAATGACTGAAATGAAAAAACAACAAGAACAAAGCATGCAAGAACAAATGCAAGCGCAACAAGCGGCTGCAGAGTCAGAGCAGGCTAAATTTGAAGCTGAGGCACAACTTAAACAAATGGATAATGAAGCTAAATTGCAAGTTGCTCAAATTGGTGCTGATTCTAGGCTGGAGGTTGCTAAAATACAAGCTGATGTAGACAGAGATCTTCATGATACTAAAGAAAGAAACGAAATGGATAGAAAAGCGGCTGACTATTATATAGATAGAAAAAATAGAGAAGAAGATGCGGCTAAAGAAAAGGATAAAGTAAAATCTACAGAATCTACCACTGGAACTGAAAATCTTAAAAAAGCAGCACAAAGAGTATAACAAATATTTTGTATATTTGCAAATTGGGAGTATTAACTAAATTAAAATAAAATGGCAGAAGAATCAAAATTAGTAGAAGAGGTTGTGGAAACAACAGAAGCTACAGAAAAAAAAGAAGACTTTAATCCACTAGCTTTTGCTGGTGATGACACATATGGAACAAAAGAAGAAATAGAAGAAGAAAAGAAAGAAGAACAAAAAGAAGAGGTAGAGGCTAAAGAAGAGAAAACAGAAGAGCAAGAGCAGGAAGAAGGTTGGTCTTGGGATAGCAAGACAGAAGAAAAAACAGAAAAAGAAGAAGAGTATAACTGGGATGGAGTTGAAGAAAAAGCAGAAGACACTCCAACAGCACAAGAGGCGTTAAATTGGGCTAAGGTAGGTGAAGAATTAGGTATAGAGATAAAATCTAAAGATGAGTTTGTACAAGCTTTAAATTCTTTACAGCAACAAGCTCAACAACAACAAGCGCCAGTTAGTAGTCAAGTGGCTGAGCTTAAATCTTACCTAAACTTTTCTGATAGAGATTTAGTGGCAGAAGAATTAAAAGCTGATGGTATTGAAGATTCAGAAATAGAAGAATCTTTAGATAAGCTAGAGGATTCTGGTATGATGAAGATGAAAGCTAAAAGCATTAGAAGAGTTATTAATAATGCTATTGATCAACAAACAGCACAAGCGCAACATCAACAACAGCAAAGTGTAGCGCAAGGAAAAAAACAAGCAGAAAACGCAAGAAAAGAGTTAAAAAGTCAAATCAAAAACATGAATGAGTTCATGGGAGGGAAAGTAACAAAAAAACAGAAAGAAGAAGTCTATAGGTATGCTACAGGCGATATGATGAAAGAAATATATGCAGATCACGCCAATGTTGCTGATGTTGCAATGTTTATGCTCTATCGTAAGCAAATTGAAAAGATTCTTCGTTCTCAAGGTTTAGAAGACGGCAAAGCCGCTATCATGGATAGTATAGTCTCGCCAAACCTTAACTCAGGAAAAGGCAAATCTAACTTTAAAGTAAAGTCAGGTGCGTTTGATCCTAAAGCGTTCATGAGCGAGTAAGCTTAAAAAGTAAGACAAAGTCTGCTCATAGTTGAAAGTTAATTGAACAAAAGTAAAATAATGTTTAATTAATAAATTTAAAAAAAATGGCAAAATTATATACTGGAACTTATGGTTCTGGAACAACTGCCGAGAATGCTTTGAATACAGCTCTAATGCAATACCCAGAGATTGCTAGAACTCTTATTCAACAGTATCCTCGTTATGCTGCGACTTATCTTTTAGAAAGAACAGGTCGTTTTGCATCGGAGAAAGTCCTAGGGGACAACTCTTTTGAATGGAAAGTGATGGGAAGATACAATGCTCCATCATACTCTACTGGTTATGTTAAAGGTGTATCTGGAGATACTTCTTGGACTAACTCACCAACTGCTTCAGGAAGCGCATGGGCTGCTGCTGATGCTGTAAATGATGTATTTGAAATTCTTATTGATGGAACTGCTTCAAGTAGAACTCCTGACTTCTTAAACAAGTTTGACATGGTTAGATTCCAGTCTGGAGCTACTGCAATTGTAGTTGAAGACCCAAGATCTAACGATTCAGGTCAAGGTGCTTCTGGAGATAGAATTGTAAAGTTTGAAATTATTGATGCTTCTGCACAAGCTGTACAAACATCAGATGTTGCTGATGAAGCTATAATTGCTTCTATTGGTTCTGCATTCCCTAACGGGTCTGACGGTGCTGATGTAGGTGAAAACTATGTTTATCCATCTACTCACCAAAACTGGTTAACTACAATGCGTAAGAAGTGTTCAGTTACTGGTAAAGACCTTACTGATGTAACTTGGATTGAAAATAATGGTTCTAAACTTTGGTACTTTACTAAAGAGCAAATGATGATGGATGAATTCATGTATCAACAAGAGCTTCAAAGATGGTATGGTAGAAAGTCAGTTACTGATACTGAAGTTAAAAGACCAGAGGCTTATAGCTCTTCTGTACTTGGTACTTCTGGTACTATGGGTTCTTCTGTAATTACTGGAGACGGACTATTAGCACAAATTGATTCTTCTAACCAAGCTTCTTATTCAATGGGATCTTTAACTGAAGACATCATTACTGAGTTTATTGCTAAAATTTCATTAAATACACAATCTGCTGAAGGAAATGAGTTTGTTGTATTTACTGGAACTGAAGGTAGATTAGCATTCCACAGAGCTATGAAAGACCTTATTGTTGCTCCTGCGGGCGCGATGACTGGTGGATCTATGTCAGGTGTAAATGGAGATGTTAGCCTAGGTGCGAACTTTGTATCTTACAGTGCATTAGGTAACAAGATTACTATTGCTCACTGCCCTGTATTTGATGACCCTAACTTGCATTCTACTGCTGGTGGAACCAATGCTTTTGGTGACAACAGATTAAAAGAGTCTGCTAAGATGGTATTCATGGACTTCGGAAAATCTTCTGGTGTTTCTAACGTTGAGTTAGTTACTAAAGGAGCTGAAGGAGTTAACAGAAGTATGATCAAGAAGTATGTAGCTGGAATGGTGAATCCTTATGACCAAAAAGCAATGTTGGCTGCTAACGCTGATGACAAATTTGAATGCCACGTGCTTTCAGAAACTGGAATCATTGTTAGAAACCCATTGTCTTGTGGTATCTTAAGTGCATCATAATAATTAACTTAATTGTCTACACAGGGGGACTAACCTCCCCCTCTCTAGACTTAACTTTAAAAAAATCCTCTGAGTAAAGTAGGAGGTAATTTAAAAAATGGCTTGTATGTTATTCTTCCAAACTGCTAATGATGACTGTATGTGTATACCTTCAGGGCAAGTAACTAGTATTGAAAATGATACTGACGGTTCAGTTCACGTTAGTTTTCTAAATGCTGGTGCTGCTGGTGGGGTTATAGGTGTAGCTGAATTAACGGCAACAGATGGAAAAGAAGACGATGCTGTAAAGGCAATCGCAAGAGTTTGTATGACTGGTAGAGGCGTTGTAACTATTGCAGACGATGTAAAAGGAATTTACATTGACGGTATTACTGCAGCTGGTACAATTACTCCTGGTTCATAACAATAATTAATTAATTGGTATACCTAGAACATCTTGCTTAGCTAGGATACCTTAGTAAATAACTTGGTAGAAGGGGGGTTAAAAATAAAAAGCCCCCCAAATACCGTAAAACAAATAAAAAAATGGCAATAAAATTTGATTTTAACAGATTAAGAACAGGCGTTAAAAGTTTTCTAAAGATTACTGATGCTGCAGGTTCTGAAGTAGTACACTTACCAACATTCAGACAAGCGAGAAACGTTATAGAGGTCGGAGACGCAAACTATACAATTCTTGATGATGATTCTGGTGCTATTATTAATGTGGCGACAGCTGCAACAGCCGACAGAACTTATACTTTACCAGCTGCAAATACTGGTTTATATTATGAGGTTTGCTGGTCTGTAGCTTCTGATGCACAGGCTACTATAATAGAAGTTCCTTCTGGAGCTTTATTAGGAAGCGTTACAGCACAAAATGGTACTGGAACAACTATTGTTCAGTCTGATGGTACTGATACTAAAATTACTGTAAATGACAACATAGAGCCAGGAACGGTTTTAAAGTTCTTCTGTGTTGATTCTACGAACTGGGTTGTTAGTGGGGTTGTAAACTCTGCTGACGCTGATCCTGCGTTTAGTTAATAGTAAGTAAATTAGAGTTTCGGGGGAGCTTCGGTTCCCCCAAAATTCTTATCTTTGTAAAATGGGAACAAGACTAGTAGTAAGAGACGGTAAGGTGGTAGAGTTAAAAGAAGGGGACTTTGAAACAAAAAAAGGTCTAGAAGTTTTCTCAATAGGTGGTAGATCTGGATTCAAATGGAAAACAGAATCTGCAAATAAAACCTGGATAGAAAACGGTAGAGTAGTAAAAAATAAAAAAGGCAAAAGAATAAATAAATAACAGGGAGTATTAACTAAAAAGAAAGAAAATGAAAAAACACATTGTATTAATCAAATCAAAAAGACCTGACAAATTTAATTACTGTAAATTTGGTAATTACAAAGACAAACAGGGAAGAAACAAGACTTTAGTAGATATTAATGATCAAATGACAGATGGATATGAAATGTTCCAAGCTGTAGTTTCTTTAGATGTAAATCAAAAACAAGACAAAAGAATTTATGAGTTTTTAAAAGGTCACCCGTTGTTAAGTGGCAAATTTCAAATTGAAGACTTAAGAGCAAACGATGAAAAGAATGCTGAAACAGCCTTAAAAAGCGCTGAAGCAATTACAAAAGCAACAGACCTAACAATAAATGCTATGAAAGATTTAGCTATTTTGATAGGCATGGATTCAGACATAGAAGACACTATGTTGAAAGCTAAGATTATTCAATTTGCTAATAACACGCCAGAAGAATTTTTATCATTAACAAATGATATAGACCAAGAATATAGAATATTTTTAAAGAAAGCATTAGCTAAAAATGTATTAACTAAAGTTAATGGAGTTTGGAAACATGGTTCTATAAACATCGGATTAGCAGATGAGCAAGCAATTGTATGGTTAAAAGAAAATGCTGATTTGTATGCGTTGTTAAGAAGACAGTTAAGAACTGGTAAGCCAGCTGTTGAGGAGACGCCTGTAGTTGAGGAGGTTGCAGTAGAAGAAGCGGCTCCACAAACAATGTCTACTAGCACTATAAATCAATTAGAGAATGAGCCTGCTAAGCCAAAAGGATGGTTTGGTGGTAAGAAAAAGTAATACATGACATTAAACGAAGCTTTTGAATATATGGACTTGCTTTTAGACAAAGCAGATCAACCTTATTTTACAGAAGAAGAAAAAAATAAATTCTTAAGCTTAGCAATATCTGACTTTATTAATATAAACTATCAAAAAATAGCCACTGATGAAGACGCAAGAAGAGCTTTGTCAGGATGTGTGGACTATAATGCTTTTAGTTTGACTGCCGCAAACATTATTAGCGGATCTTATGTTTTTACTTCATATAAAGCCCCAGCCTTGTCAGAAAAATATGAGGATGACTCCGCGTCAGATATTAAAGGTTATTGGATATATGGAAATCAATATGCTCTGCCAAAACAACATTTGTATGTTTTGTCATTAATAGTAACTTATTACAACTTTGATGACGTTATAGATCCATCAGATGGAACCGCATTAATAACTACTCCAGCGGCGGGAACAACAGCTGCTGTAACTGTTAGTGAAAGCGATGTTGTTTTTTATAAGCCTATACAAGTTAAAAACAAATCTATAAGGCAGTATCGTGAAGACAGAACGTCTGGAGATCCTTTTAATGGAATAGGAGATGGAGAAATTTACTATCCTGATTCTGGACTGGGAGCGCAATGGACATACAGCGAAAACTGTATAATGATAGAGCCGCGAAAAAACATAGCAAGAGTTGATATGGAGACAATAACGCTACCTACAGTAGAACAGGCTTTTTCTAGTGATACGAGGGAGAGTTCATCAGTTCCACCACCATTAGTTTTTACTGAGCATTATCAAAGACAAATAGTAGAATTGGCTGTAAGTAAAATGACAAAAGTTGATATAGGGCTAATGACCCCTAGTACAGAATAAATGATATTTGAAGAGAGTTCTTTTGCTCCCTGCTGCAAGAATAGGTTAAGACTAGAAATAGTCAAGGCCTATTTTTGTTTTATACAGAAAATTTAACTAATTTTGTAAAGACCTAAAATACGCCTAATGATCACATTAAATGAAATAGCTTATAATATTAAAAACCTTGCGTATGGAGGTAAAAATAGCACAGAGAATAATATAAGTACAAATCAGATAAAACATTGGATACATTATCATAGGGCCAAACTTATCGCTGATAATATAGATAAAGGAATTACAAATAATCAAGCTTTGTATCAAATAGCCTTTAACGCCCCTACACCTGGTGTGCTTCCCACGCTGCGATATAATTTTTCCACTACTAATTTTTATGGAACTTCTACTTTAAGAAAAAATAGCAAGCAAAATAAAGGAGGATTTAGAAATCAAGGATGGATAAACATCACAATACCAGAAGTTATTATGCTTCCACATGATGCAGCAATAAAAGAGGTTTCAGTGATGAGAGCGATATATGATTCGGCTAACAGTAAAACTTCAGCTTACTCATCACCAATAAAAGTTTACAGAAAATTTCAATCAGAAATGGCTTATGGAGACTTTAACAAATTTACAAACAACGATAATCCTTTTTATATAATTGAACGTAATCCTGATAGCATGAACACAGGCTTACGACCTTCGGGAAAAATGAGAATAGAAATATATGGCCTGCAAGACAGTCCAAATTATTATGGCGATCTAGAAACTCCAGGAGGGGAAAATCTTAGATATATATACCACTCTTATTATGCGGCTATATTACAAAACCCTACTGAGATAGATGGTTTTGATGACAAAACTTCGCCATACCCTATTCCCGCACAATATGTAGGAGATTTAGTTCAAAGGGTTTTACAAACAGAAGTTCAGGTTGAGCTAAAAACTAGAGCAGATGAGATGACCGATGGGGCTGATGATAATATGAAAATGAGAGCAAGTGGGGCATAAGTATAAAGACAAATATGTTTCAATAAGAGACATATACGAAGATATAAAAAGTTCTTTTGGTAAACATATTTTATATTGTAATAAAAGAAAGAAAAAAGTAAATAGAAGTATTGATTATCAAATATATTACAGTATAATTAAAAGATTTTTTGAAATATTGATAAGAGATGTGGTTGAAAGAAATCGTTTGGTAGATTTGCCAAGCAAAATGGGTTATGTTTGTCTTGAAGAAAAGCCACATGATAGAGCTTTTCACGTGCGCGTGGACAACAGAGTGACAAAAGAAAAAGGAAAAACTGTTTTTTACAAGGTCCCTATTTTAGATGACTTTTACAAAACATTAGTTTGGGTGAGGCCTTCTAAATATGGAAATTGTAAAATACTCTCTTTAGGGTATTCAAAAAAATTAATAAATAAAAATTAGAAAATATGGCAGATACTGATTTAAATGCGGCAACGCTAACAGTAACAATAACAGAATCATTAGCTGTAGGACACGACAACGGGTCTACAGATAATTTAGATTTTGCACAAACATACACGCATACCTTTGGCAGTATTATAAATACTTCAAAAAGAATTATTAAATTAGCAAACACAAATTTGACAGAGGTAGCTACCTTTGGCAGTACAACTGCAGATGGGGCTTTCGTAAGAGCTGATATAAGATATATAAGGGTGACGAATCTAGATGGAACAGACGCTTTGCAAGTTGGTTTAGATGATGAATCTTCTGATGCGGCCTACACATCTGTTGCTGCGAATAGCAGTATTATGTATACAGGAACTACATGCGAGGGGGGTAATGGCGGTACTACCTTAGACAATGCAACAGCTCTTAAGGTAAAAGGAGTAGCCAGTCATCAACTAGAAGTGTTTATTGCTTCTGTATAAAAAGTAAATTATGCATATAAATATAGATAGAGTATTTACAACGGTATCTAGAAATCTAGGTTTAGAAGACTTTACTAGATATACCAATAGCTGGATAGAGTGGGCTTATGAAGCAGAAAAACTTATTGGTAGTGTTGATACTTTTATACAAAAAGAAGTTACATATGACGCCTCTGGAGCAAAAGCCTCAGGAACTATAACATTTGCTGCAAACCCAACATCTGGAGATTCTATTACATTAAATGGTGTAGATATATTTTTTAAAAATGCTACTAATCGGGGTGAAGCAAAAGGAATAAATGAATCTAAAATAGATACTACGTTAGCTTTAACTCTTACAGATACAGCTACAAGTCCATACGGATTACTTCAAAGATTAAAAGGATTTGTTGGAACCACTACAAGTCCTATGACTGGATCTATGACAGACTACAGTCCAACATGGCACTATCCAGATGCATTAAATATTGCTGATTATGCTGTTGACACAACTGCAGGAACTTTAACTATTACAGCAAAAGAAATAGGGCCTTATGGAAATGATTATACTTTATCATCAGATAATGCCAATGCAAAGGTTAGTGGATTAACGTTAACAGGAGGAAAGGGGATATACAGAAATCAGCAAATAATATTACCAGAAGATAATCTAAAGCTATTAGGAGTTAGGGTTGGAACAGATGATTCAACTTACGAACATGCATCTATTAAAAAAACATCTGCTGTTCATAGAGGCAGGGTAGGAAAAACAGATAACGACTCACAACAAAGAGCGTTTAGATATTATGTAGATGGAAACAGATTAAATATATTGCACGATGATGTAAGTGAAATTACTATAAATTATTTGGCATACCCTACTGACGCTAGAGGTTGGCCTATGATAAAAGAGGGTCATGAAACAGCAGTAGCGCAATATATAATGTGGCAAATGAAATTGATTGAATTTTATAACGGAAAACTTCCACAATATATTACAAAGGAATTAGAAAAAAGATGGTATCAGCTTTGTGGTAAAGCCAGAGGAGATGATAGTATGCCTACATCCGAAGAATTAAAGCAAATAGGAAATATGTGGAATACATTAGTGCCTATTACAAATGATAGAAGTAGTTTAATAGATTTCTAAAATGGCAAAAAAAAATAGACAAGGACAAGCGCCGCCACAACAAAAGGGGGTCTCGGCACCAGAAAGCTTCACGCATGGAATGGTTAGTGATCTTGATCCGCATTTTCAATTAAGTGGTAGTTATTCAGACGCAAAAAATATTAGACTTACAAATTCTGAAGGAGATACATTTACTGTAGAAAACATAGAGGGCAACAGCCTGTTTGTAGACTTAGCTAATTACCCTATATATGCTGAATATCCTGATCCTGACGGGCCAATATCAGCAAACAACTACCCAACATTTTACGATAGAGGTCCATTTAACAATCCCATGTCAAGCAACTTAAAAATAGACAATAGGTGTTCTATTGTAGGACATGTTTCGTATGCCAATCAACTATTGTTAATGTTAGTAGGAAGGTTTGAATGGGATAGAAATTATCCGAATCCTATATCTTCTACAGTAGCAAGTACAGAGACTAATTATTCAGACGAAAACACAGAAATAGACAGGACTATATTTTTGCTGGTAGATTTTGACCATGAGTTTAAGGTAAAAAAAGTTACTGATTTAAGAGTTTGTTATAACACCTCGGGATTCCAATACCCTGACCTTGGAATGGATATTGACACTCCAGTTAGAATGGAACACATTGTAGAAAATGAAAGAATTTCTAGGGTGTATTGGACTGATAATAAAAACCCTTTGAGAACTCTAAATATAAAAAACTTTCCAAATTTAGTTGATATTACTATAAAGTCGTTAGATATAACACCTTTGATGAAACCTTCTCAACCAGCACTGGACCTAAATTTATTTGGATCTTTGCCAGTCGGTGTTTATCAGTATGCTTATAAACTTTTGTCAGAAAACGGAGGAGAAACAACTTTTTCACCATTAAGTAATTTGTATCACGTATCAGATCAAGGTTTTAGTAATTCATCAGAATACGCTGGAGGGCCAAAAGGCAACGTAGGAACACAAGGGTTTCAAATATCTGTTGCTGATATTGATCAAAACTTTCAATACATAGAGCTATACTCATTATTTTATGATGAATTTAATGCGCCACCAAGAGTTGCTGTTGTCTCTAGAAACACCATTACTTCGTCTAACAGCGTTTTTCAACATACCACTTGGAATAACGAAGTTGATAATGGGTTAGAAGAAATATTAATAGAATCAAACACATTTGACGTTTGCAAGGATATAGCAATCAAAGATAATATTTTATTTGCTGCCAATTTAAGGCAAAAAAGAAATTTTATTTCTGAAAAAGAATGGAATGTAAAAGTTTTAAGATGGAGAATAAAACCAGGACAGTCTGACCGTCTAGACGCTATGTTAACTACTAACGATCCTGAAGTAAAGCACTATAAATTAAATTCATCTGGCGATGCCGTTTCTATAAATAACAACAGTGTAGAATACGACGTTACGGACGCCAGAGGAGATAGGGTTGGGTATGGGCAGTTACTGGGACAAGATGACGGCATGTATCCTGCTTCAACAAATACGCACTTTAACTTTGACGGAAATTTGAATGTGCCAATGTGGGCAACAGCTATTTCTAGCCAAAGATGTGAACCTATTTTACAGGGTGGTGCTAATGGCTTTAAACCTATAGGTAGCTTTACTTACAAATATTTATCTGATAGAATGACAGTAGGAGCAGAAAGCTATAACTACGGTGTAAATGAGTTAGGTGGTTGTCGTGTTTCATTTGGGGTAGAAGAAAAAACTGCAGATATAGCGCAAAATGCATTTTCATCTCCTTTTATATCATCAACAGCTAGGGAGGGGGTAATTGCAACAGAATTTGGAGAGTACCACGACGGAACTCCAATAAATTCAGGAACTACATTTAAAGCTTCTATGTCCTTAGGGGGAACGAAAGATCCACACTTAGCTGGAAACACTAGGGGTTATCAAAGAGGAGAGATATATAGGTTTGGAGTGCAGATATATGATTTAAACGGATCACCTGGTAACGTTTTATGGATAGGAGATGTGGAAACTCCACATATGTATGATGTGGCTAGAATGGTAAATATAAAAAAGAAATCAACGGCTGGAAGTGCGGGATACAGTCCATTTATGCCAACTTATACAGGAATAACTTCCACCTACAATCATACAGATTTGGTAGATTCAAAAAATATAATAGCGCCAACATTAATTAGAGACCATAGACTTTCTTTTATTTATGGACATGTTATACCTGCAGTTGACGTAGAGTGGTTTTCTGCAAGAGGAAATACTTCTTTTCAAAATTTAGATGCATATATAAAAGATGATGGCTCGGTGCAAGACCGATTACCAACAGATACAGGTAATTTCGTAAATAACTTAGATGGCGCAGAAGGATTAATAAAAGCAGTAACAGCTTACAAACCAGAACAAGGTGGCGCGCAAGTTCTTAATCACAGCGACACTCATCTTTTATTTGATTTATACGCAAGTTTTGAGTTTATAATACCTGATAACGTTTGTAAAAAAATATCTGGATTTAGGGTGGTAAGAGCAGAAAGGAAAGAAGAAGACAGGAGAATAGTGCAGCAAGGACTGTTAAATCAAACTGCCCAGTATGGAAATGCAGAGCTAGGATCAAGATACGGATATGGTATAGGAAAATTTTCGCAAAAAGACAATGAGGCTTTTGGTGATGACCCAGTTTTTGTAAATGAATATACAGCTGATGGGACGGCACCAACAGAAGTGGAGCAGCCTGAATATAATGTATATCTAAATGGTTACTTAGGCCTTGCTGAGCATTCTTTTATGGCTTGGTATAAGGACGGCGAAACCACAGGTAAAACAACAACAGGAGGGAATACAGCGGGGGAAATATTTTATTGGCCAGAAAGGGAAGACGCAAGAATTTATGCTCCTGGACTAAATTATATCGGCATACAACAACCAAGAGGACAAGGAGAAAACCTTAATCAAGCACTTAATAAAAAATATGCGGGACCAGGGACACACGGCGAACATTTTAGGCACAGTGGTTACTTTGGCGGATTTGATAAAATGGCAATGTATGCATCTCACGATTCAGATGTAGAAAAAATTTATGACGATTTAAGGAATAGACCAGAAATAAGCGGAAATATTTTTACATTAGATGCTCCTGATAGCGCGTTTGGAATCAGACCTTATGTTTTTAGGGAAGGCGATATGTTAAGAATTGATGACATTTTAAAATTATCAGACGAGCGTAGATATGAAAACAGAGCAGGGGCAGCTAACAATCCGCATGGCGCGTTTAGTCACAACAGAACAAATACAAACGAATCTTATGAGGCGCAAGACAACATCGCGAGAACTGCAGGTAACGACTTAAAATCTTATTGGGAGCCAAAGTATTATGGCATGGTGCGTAAAACGGCTCTAAATTTTTGTACAAGAAAAGATGTAGATAAAGACTATAGTGTGCTAGTAGGAAAATATTATTCATATGACCCATACTTTGCTATTGGTATGGAAATTAATGGAGGAAGAACTTTTGCATCACAAAGTGGCTCTGCAAGCGATAGCACAAACGATGCGCCTAGAAAAGGCTATGGTTGGCAATTACCTATATCGGCATCAAAAGAAATCTCTGATGGAGAAATTGTACCGAGTGGTTTTTTCAAAGTGTCAAAAAGAGTTAGCGAGGGCAAAGTTTCTGGCTTTTCTAATAACACATTAGGTTTTGTAAATAAAGCAGAATATGTACACCCTAGCGGAACAAAAGACGACAATTCATGGTTTAATACTTTTGGGTCGGTAGCAAAACATCTACCTGATAAAAGCGATAACAGCGGAACCGCACGGGATGATGTAAAAGAGGCTGATTACGATTATGATACTGTATCTACCTTGCAAATGGGATTAAGAAGTATTTTAGTAGAGGTAGACAATCGTTGCTCTGTTGTAAGATTAAGCGGGCAGGGTACGTCATTTTTTGAAAATAGAATGAATAGGAGATACGCCTCTTGGTTTGCTCCAGTAAACGTGGGAGCCTTGTATGAGCATGGATGCTGGGAGGGAAAAACTTGGAACAATGTCACGCAAACAGGGACCTCAACAGGTCTTAACTCAAATCTTCAACACGGACGCTATATAATGCCATACAGAACTGGTTTTCTTTCTTCTAGAGGTGTTGATGAGGCGGGGTCTTTGATGGGTACTGAAAATTATGATGAAGGGGATTTAAAAGTGTATCAAAGAGGTAGAAGTTATGTTCCTTATAAATATCTTTGCTCTATAGTAAGAAAAGTAACACCGTATGGAGGATACAACAAAGGGGCTATAGAAAAAACAAGATATATTCCATGTGGTAACTTTCATCCAATAGGAGAATCTAATGGGGAAATGCAGGGCCATGCTTCACAGGTGTTTGGAGGAGATACATTTGTAAATTTATATTCTCACCAAAAAACATCTAGCCCTTACATGAAAAAATCTGCATCTAGATGGCAGGTATTCCCTGTAGAGTCTTTTGTTAATACAGATATGAGAAGCGGATTGACATTAAACGCAGGTGACACAGTAGTAGGAAAAGACATAAACGCAAAACCTTACAGTAATGACTGGTTGTATAATAGTATTTATTCACAAGAAAATAATATACGATCTGGTCTTTTAGTTGATGAAAAGAAATTTCAAATAAGCTTAGATTTGCCTTATGAGATTGCTTATTCAAATACAAAAATATTAGGACAAGAATCTGACGCATTCAGACAATTCCCTATTAACCAATTCCACAATATGGAAGGGTTGTACGGAGAAATAAATAGAATAGTAAACTTTAGAAATGAAATATACGTTCTACAAGACTCTGCTTTTTCTAAACTTCTTGTTAACCCTCTATCAATGCTTAGTGACGATGCTGGAACATCATTATTTACAGGTACAGGTGAAACTGTAGAAAATCACATTTATATATCTACCAGGTATGGATCAAGACATAGGTTTAGTGTAGCTATGAGTGAAAAGTCTTTATTTTTTGTAGATAGTAATTTTGGTAGATTATTTAAGTACGATACAGAAAAGTTAATATCTCTAGGAGACGCTTTAGGGCAAAGAAATTATATAAAATATATAATAAAAGAATGGGAGCAAAGAGCTTATAGAATTTGTTCAAATAAAGGAGGTAGCGGAGGGATTGCTGGTGGTGTTCATACTAGTAGTACTACCGTTGCATCATCCGTTTTACATGGCACACATTACGGCATGTTAGACAGTGTTGAAAAGCCAGATGGAGACAGAAATTATCTTTCAGATAATCCATTAAATTTCTTGGGAATAACATCTGTATACGATTATACCAACAAGGAGCTTTTAATAACATTTCACAATTCATCGTGGAATGATAAAAACAATAAAAGACAAGCTTTTGCTAGAACAATTGATAATCACTCAATGGCTAACTCAACAGATGGAGAGCCAGTAGGACATTCAGAAACACTAGTTTATAGTGAAGCTATTAATGCATTTACCTCTAAATACAGCGTAGCTCCTCCACAATGGCTGACAGGAGGACAAGGGTCTTTTATCCTTTGTCCAGAAAACGAAATAAACGTTGTTTCTATAGCTGACTTTCATGAGTCTACTGGTAAAAGCAAAGAAGCGTCTTTATTCCCATATAATTTTTCAGGAGCAAATCAAAGTGACACATATAGAGTGAGAAGATGCAACCCTTTAAAACTATGGTTATGGGACAATCACAATTTGCAAATGAAAAATCACTTTTTTGGCAAAACTGATGTGGTGTATGGAAGACCTTTATTAACAGTAACCTCACCTATAGACGGAACATCAACAAAAGATAATAAAGTAAGTCTAACAAGTCCAGGATTAGCCCCTGTTCCAGATGAAAGCTATATAGTAAAAACTGTAAATTCAGAAGCACCTATAAGTAAGGTTTTTGATAACGCTCAAATTGTAATGACACCAAAACATGTTGATTATAGTTTTATAGACTACACTACAGATATAACTCACGACACAATAAAAGCAACAAGTGTTTTAGATGACAAAACTGAGTTGTTAGACGAAACAGAGCAACTTGTAATTAACAGAAGATGGGATTTTGACGGAACCGCACATGGCTGGTCTTTTTATGATGGCGATGCTTATGAGGGAATGAGTATGCCTGGAGGAGCGGGAAGTTCTTATGTTCAGTTGCATTATGATGGTGATGGAAGATTTAGATCTCCAGACAATAGAAATGGGGAGCCGATAAACCTACCTGGTAAGTATAACAATATAATTAGAATGAAAGTTAAGAGGCAAGAAGACATCTCGTCAGAGTGGGAAGGAAAGATATATTGGGAAGGGTTTGATCCTATAGAAAAAGAAAAAGGTAATTATGTTATGCTTGGAGAAGCAGAAAGTAGAATGGTACAAATAGCCGAGCCTTTAGGTACGGGTGATTTTGGGCAAAATTCTAGTGGAGTTAATATTGTAGGAGGAATAGATGCTGACTATGTAATTTTAGAGTGGGACATGTCTGTTGTTCCTGAGTGGAATGAATCTACTATATATCAAATTAGAATAGATCTTGTTGGTAATACAGGTGCCGCTAAATTTTGGATAGATTGGATAGAAATAGGAGGATTAAAAGCAGACAAATATCTAGATGGAGTATTAAGAGTACCTCTAAGAACAGAAAAAAGCAAACGTAGAACAAGAGGAACGTATGCAAAAATAAAATATAGTGCGAAAACCACAGAAAAATTTAATATCTTTGCAATACTTGCAAAGTATAGAAAAACATACTAAAAAGATAATATGAGTTACTCAGACGTTTTAGGTGCAACAAGATTATACGGGGATTTATTACGAAACAGTTTTGCAAATACTGGTAATAATCTTCGTAATGTACAAATGGAATACGCCCCTGTAAATCCATACTCTTCTGGCGCGTACACACCTAGATCAGCTAGAAACATATACACTGGAGAGGGAAGGCGAACACCAAATCCTATTGCCGCTGCTAAAGAGTTAGAGTCAGGTATGACTACTGGTGAAAAGTTAATGTTAAGAGGCTCTCAGGGGTTAACCTATGCATCTATAGCAAATAAAGTGTCTCCGTTTCTTGGTGAGGCGGCTCTTCATACGAGAAATCTGGTAACAGGACAAGCCGCAGGAACGCAATTAGTAACAGATGCAGCTACTGGAGTTACAACAAGTTTGGCGCCTGGAGCAGCTATACCACCTGGATCTACCGCTACAAGCATGAATTTAGGGCCTGCCGCATTAGTGTATGGCTTAACAAGAGATCAAGATCCTTATAGTTATTCGTCTATGGAGGCAGCTGGAACTATAGGTTCTTCATACTTAGCCGCACAACAACTCGCTCCTTATTTAGGAATGGGAACAGCGGCAGCTGGGCCTGTGGGAATTGGTATAGGAATATTACTTTCTATGTTAGGAAAAAGGTCAGCAAGAAGAAAAAAGAGAGCAGCAGAAAAAAAGATGAAAGAATATAGAGATGATATGCGAGATGAAAGATATGCAGCAGTTGAAGAAGGAAGAGAAGAAATGCAGGCACAATTATCAGATCAAATGGCTCGGCAAAGAGAAGGAAGGTATGACAACCAATATGGTGGTAATTACAATATGAGAAGTTATGCTGAACAAGGCATGAAGATGGATAAAAATATTGTAGCTGAGTTCACTGGTAACGAGTTAGTTGTAAATGATCAAGATGCTTTAGAAAACGATATAGCTAAGGGCAACAACAAATCTGCAGCTAACAGAATAAGAATGGCTATGAAAGGAGGTAAAATAACTCCTGGTCCTGAAACACATAAAAACAACCCAATGCCAGTAGACAGTGAAGGAAACATCTACGCGGGCGGGAGCGCGCTACCTTTTAAAGCTAACAAAGGAGCTGGAATATACGATCACGCTACAGATCAATTTAAAATGGACATGGATGACGATACAGTAGTTAAGGTGGTAAAAAAGAATATGAAGAAGTGGAAAAAAAATAATATGGCGTAATGGCTGAAAAAGACATAAATATAGTTGCGTTTCTTAAATTGCTAAATAACTACAGTCAAATGGAGGCTGACCAATCTGTATATGACCTTACGGATAAAGAAAAAAAAGATATAGCAAGTAAGGTTTATAATTTTACAAAAGATTTTAAAACAGAAAAATTACCTGCAGGTTTAAGTTTAGCTGGTGCTGGTCAAGCAGAAGACTATGCTAACATAGAAAGATGGAGTAAAGGAATAAAAAAAGCATTAAACCTGCAAGGTCTAGATATGACTAATCCTGCGGATATTAAAAAAGCGCAGGCATATATGGCGCACGCCATAAGCATTACAAAGGGAGAAGAATACGCGGAAAAAATAACTGGACAAGAAGGATTTTTTGATTCTGAATTAGAAGACATGATGGAAGATTCTAATTTTAGTGAAGATTTTATTTTTAAACTAAATAAAATACCAAGAAGAACACAAGGATCCATAGACCCTTCTTTAACAAAACAAATTCTAGACCCAGCGCAAGCTACACAATCAGGTGTTTCAACAGGCACTTTTGGTGTAGGAGAAATTGTAAAGCAATTAAAGAAAAGTAAATATGCTAAATATTTTAAAGATAAGACAAAATATGACTTTGCAAATAAAGAAAGTCTTTTAAAATTTTTATCTGAAGAAGTTCCTAGTTTGAAAGAAGAATACATGACAACTGGGACAATAGACATACAAAAAGCAGAAGATGATATTATACGCGCAATGGAAACACCAGAGGGGTATGTGCAGGGAGGATTTGTAGGTACTGTAGAAAATTTAGCAAAACAATTTCAAAACGGAGATAAAAACCAACCTCTTTCTGTAAGCGATTTAAATATTTTATTTGGCGATGTAAGAAATTTAAAATTAATTTTAGACAACAACGTACCTTTAGTTTCTGATATATATGAAATGCAGGAATTTGATCCTGACCATAAAGAAAAAGGAACTAGTCCCTACCCAAGCAAAAAAGTAGGACAAGACTTTTCAGCACGAGACGAGGTGTATAATATTATTGCTGGTTTAAGTAAAGCTGGTGATCCCAATGCTGAGAAATACTTAAAACAGTTTAACGAAAATTATTTAACCGAAACTGAGAAAAAGGAAGAAAGAATAATTAATACTGGAGAGGTAAACGATCAAGACTTAGACTTTGTCCCAGAAGAATACGTACCATTATCAGAAGGGGTATTCACAGATGACGAGGGTAATTTATGGAGAAAAGGAAAAGAAGGAGGGTGGCAAGTAAAATATAATAAGGCTACAAGAGAAACTGGAGCCCCTACAATAGACGAGTTTGACCAGCCAACATTTGAAATGAAATATAATTATGAAGATGATTGGACTACTTTAGACAAAAAAGACCCTAGCAATGCTTTTGTATTTGATGATGAACAAAGTTTTGAAAACCAGCTTACACCATTTGAGGGTAACATAGAACAATTGCCAAAAACAGTTGAGGATCCACAGCCTGCCGCTCCTTTAACAAACGCACAAAAGGCGCAAAAAGTAGGGTCTTCATTATTAAAAGGTGCTGGCGCTATTTTAGATGCGGTAGGGGGTCCTAGCGCTATTATTTCTTACTTTATGGGCAAAAGAGGCTTACAAGAAGCCATGAAAGAAGTAAAACCCCTAGCTAAGCCTGAATTGTCTCCTTTGTTTATGCAGCACCTTAGGCAAACTAGAGAGTTAGCTAAAAAAGGGTTTCATCCAGATCAAGCAAGAAAGTTTAGAAAAGATTTGGATATGTCATATCAAAAAGGGTTGGAAAACGCAGTAAGAGGTTCTGGCGGTCAAAGAGCTAGATTTTTAGCGCAGTCAGGAGTGTTAGACGCGCAGCGCTCATCAGCTTTATTAGATTATGCCGTAGCCGACGAAAAATTACAAAGAGAAAATCAAGATAAGTATGAAAAGATGATGCTTTTTAAAGAAAACTTTGACATACAAAGAACAGAACAAGAAAGAACAGAAGACATGGAAAGACAGCTGGCAAACAAAAAAGCAGCAGCAGGATTTACTTCAGCAGCATTTACAACTTTGTTATCTGGATTAGGAAAAAGTTCTTTAGTTCCAAATATGCCAAAGGGCACCACAAACTTATACAATATGTTTGATGTATCAGAACAAACAACAAATAAATAAAAAATGGCAGTAGATAACTATTTTTTTCAAGCCTTGACAGGACCTATGCAGCAAGCAGGGGCTATACAAGCGCAAAGAGAACAAAGAAAATTACAAGAATATCAATTGATGCAACAACAGCGTCAATTGGAGCTTCAGCAATTAGACAAACAAAAACAAATACAATCTCAGGTTAATACAGCAACTGAAGCTGCAAGAATGGATTTGTATACAAAAAATAATTTTGCTAGGCAAAAAGATATAGATGATTTTAGAGATTGGCACAACACTATGTCAGGTTGGAGCGACATACAAGCTGTTTTAAGAGAGCACGGATCTGTAGACAACGCAAGATTATACGGTAATTTGGATTATTTACTAGAAGAATACAAGGGTAAACTAAAAACAAACCCTATTTCTATGAGAACTAACAAAAACAAAGCAAGTCTAGAGCTGTATCACGCCTACGCACTAGATAAAGACGGAAACGGTAAATTTTTAACAGGAAGGTCAAAAGAAAGATATAAAGAATTTGTTAATGGTAAAATAGATAATTTTATTTTTAACGGGCCAAGGGCTGATTATTTGAAAGAAGCAACAAAAGATCGTTTAGCTTCAGATAACATTAGTTTAGATGAGGTTATAGCTGATAATTATAGCGCTATTATAATGGATATGGTAAATGATCAAAACCCAGCAGACGCGCAAGCTTATATGCAAGCGCTATCAGACCAAGATATAAGGAACTGGGTTTCAAAAGAGCTAGGTCATTATTCTTCTGGAAGTATATCATATTTTGGTGACAAAGCATTGTATGGAGAAAAAGAAATAGATACAGAGTTTTCTACTGAATTAGTTAGGTCTATTGATGCTACAAATAAAACAGGTGTTTACAAGGGCTCTGATTTCTTTAGATTTAGAGATCAAAACATATCATTTAAACAATTGTTTGATGAAACTTCTGCTATGGATTGGGACAGACTAGGGGGTTATGATAAAAGCTCAACAATGAAAAGCTATAAAGGAATAAAAGCTCCTTTTGCTAAAGGGAGAGAAATGGTAGGTAGTGGTAGAATTTTTGCATATAACCAAGGTTTAGAAGACCAAATAACAATGGCATGGGCTGGAGCTTATAATGATGAAAACAAAACTTCTAGGTATAATTCCAAAAACCGCCAAGTAAACGGTATTAGTATGTTAGGGTTGTATGATTCAAGAGGTCATAAAATACAAGATCGGGATATATCTTCTATGTGGATTACAGGTAAAGACTCTTGGCAAGAATCTGAAACAGACGATTTAAGACTTACAGGTTATCATATTGCCTTAGAAGGTAAAAATGCAGATGGAGATTCTTTCTTACTTACAGATGTTTCAAGCGAAGAGGATATGAATAAAATGAGAGAGAAATATAAAGATACAACATTTGATTATGTTATTGTAGCAGAGCTTATAGATGACGACATGGTTACTCATGACGACGCTTATTACAAAAAAGTAGATTTAGGCGATGCTAATGTACAAGCAGCTATAAATCAAAATGTAAATTCTGAAAACATAAATAGAGTTAAAGGGCAGATGGCTTCGTATTCGCAAGAATTAGCTCACAAAAAACATGCCGAAAAACGCAGAGTAACAAACTCTATAAAATTACAAAAACAGTTGGATTTGCCAGATGATGCTGCTGTTAACCAGGTGGTAAGCGCTTACGATCAATCTCTTACTATAGGACTGGGCATGGCTAATGTTAGCGCTACTAAAATTCAACAAGTAATGCCTATGATTATTTCAGATTTATATGTAAATTCGCGACAACCAAGAGAGTATCCAATTGTTATGGAAGAAGATGGTCAGGGCAACCCAACTATGGTCGCAAATAATGCTTCAGAATACATGGCTTATTCGGCGCAAAAACTAAAAGCAGGTCTTGTAAATAACGACCCTAACTTTACAGCAATGTTGGAAGCAATAAAAACAGGTAAATATGACGCTTACAGTGAGTCTATAATGACTCCTGTAGGTTACAAGCAAAGCAGAAGCATAAGCAAAAGCATTACACAATATTCTTACTAATGGCAGAAGACTACACATCAGGACTTAACATTTTATTAGGCAACAAGGCGTCAAATCAAGTGCAGCCAGGATCTCCAGAACAAGACTTGCAAAATTTATACGAACAGGGAATGGAAACAGGACCAACTGGTTTTGACCAATTAATTAATAGCTCAACAATAAATCCTGTAGAGAATCAGGCTTTAGATAGATATGCTGCAGGGCAAGCGGCGGGCCAAATGGCGGCTGACGAATATGGAAAGTTAGACGAGTTAAGGTATGGTCAAGCACCACAACAACAAATAATTGATCCTGCTGAAATGGTTAGTTCTGCTGGACAAAGAGCACAGAGAGCGCTAAAAGCAGGTTGGGGAGATTTAGTCGCGGGAACAGGTGATACTATTGATTTTGTAACTGCAGCCGTTATGCCAGGAGAGGGGGATTTAACAACTACGCTAGGCTCATACCTAAAAAAAGTAGGAACAGAATATCAAAAAGAAAACGCATTAATACTTTCTGAAGATTTGCAAGATATAACTTGGCAAGACATGTTTGATGGAGAGTTTTGGAGCTCTAAAGTATCAAGACTTGTTCCTTACGCTTTATCTTTTATGATACCTTATGCTGGAGGATCTATGGCTGCTACTAGAATGCTAGGTAGATTTGGACCAAAAGTATTAAAATCTGCTAATAAATCAGGAAAATTTGGAAGAGCGGGTAAAGGTGTGGGACTAAAAGACGTAAAAAAGGGTAAGCCAGGCTCTGGAGTTTTAGGATACTTAGCAGTTGATCTTGGGAAAAAAGGCGTACAGCCTACACAACTATTAAGAAATGTAACTGGATATATTGGTGGTGGTACAGCGGCAAACTTAGCCGAAGGAGCTTATTTGTCTGGAGAAGCTTATAACGAAATGGTTAACGAAGTAGATGAGAATGGAAACCCTTTGTTTACTCCACAAGAAGCTGCACATCATGCGGCAGGTGTTATGGTTGATAACGCTGCTTGGATAGGTGTTGACGCGTTGCAATATGGTATATTGTTCGGAGGTATGGGAAGAGGTGTTATGGGAAGAGTTTTAAGAAATCCTGTACAAAAAACTCCATTTGCACAAAACATGAAAGGTTTAACTGGTATGTTTATGAGAAGAGTGGCGCCTAATTTACCAGCTGCTGCTGCGTATGCAAGCATAGAAGGTGTTACTGAAGGATTTCAAGAAGCCTTTCAAGAATGGGCAAAGTATGCAGAAATACAAGAGGCTAAAGGATTAGATTGGGAATCATGGACAACATGGTTAAAAGAGGCTCCATTTGGTGAAGACAGGCCAGAGTTAAGAGATATATTTTGGTCATCTGTAGGATTAGGAGTGGCTATGGGTGGAGCAAGAGGATATTATGATTCTGCTGCCGAGCGAACTAGAGCTTTGCATAAACAAGCAGATGCTTACAACAATACAATAAGTTTATTAAAAGACGGAGAAAAATTATCAGCACAAGAATACACAGTTGTGTTTAGACAAGCAGTTGCTAATATGATAGCTGCTAACGTATGGAATTATTCAGGAGACGGTTCTGTTGCTATGTCAATAGTTGACAACATGGTAAAAGACGGTAAAATGACCGAGGAAGCAGCTGCAGAATATAAGCAAGCTATAGAACAGTCAGAAAAAAATTACGAGAAACATTCTGTAAACACTGGTTTGACAGAAGCAGGCGCAGAGCAGGCCTTTTATAATGAAACAGTTTTATCAATACTTGCTAAGCAAAAAGAAAGTCAAACGGAAGCTTATAATGCATACGTTAAGAAACAAAAAGAAGTGCTGAAGGGTCAAGACAAAAAATTAAATCAGATATTAGAACAAGCAGAGGCAGAGCATTTAGGTGTTTTAGAATCAATAGCTATTCAAGAAGCGGAAATAACAAAACGTATACAGGATATATATACTAGAAAGTTAGATACTGCTCCTATAGCAAAGTCTACTGGAGCTAGAGATAAAAGATTTAAAGAGGCTGGCTTGAGTAAAGAAGAGTTTGAAGCTTTTACACAAGAAGGTGAAAAGCAAAAAACTGAAAAAGAAAAAGCCGAAGCTAAAGAAAAGCCTACTATAACAGAACAGGTTAAAGGAGTTGGCGCTAAAGCATTTGAGACCGTAAAAGATATAGGAGGTAAGGCTGTAGAAGGTGTTAAAGGCTTGTTTGGTAAAGCAAAAGAAAAAGCAGACTCAAAAGAAGTAAAAGACGCTATAGAAAAGATAAAAGCATATGACACAAAAGGTGCTGCTGCGAAAATAACTTCAAGAGCAAAAGACAAATTAATTGACGCAGTTAAAGCTGGAAAAATAGCCGCAAAGAAAGCATTGGAAATTGTGGGTACAGGTATAGGAAAGGTAATAAACGACAAAGATGTTGCTTCTGCGCTAAGGAAGGCAGCAAAAGAAAAAGATTCTACCGAAGCTGAAACTAAAACGTCTAAAGAAGACGTAAAAAAAAAAGACCAACCAACCGTAGTTCCTAAAAACGAGAAGTACAGAAAAACAGAAGAAAGTCTAAAACAAAAAGGTAAATTAAATTTAGACTTGTCTTCTATATCTAAAGTAAAAGGATCAAAAGAAAAGCCAGCTAGCCCTTTTAGTTATATAATAAAAACTACTACAGACAAAACCATAAAGTTTTTTGCGAAAAGAAATGTAGATATAAGATCTTACACTAAAACTGTAAGTGATGTTGTATTAAGATTAGTTGAACCAGTTGCTGGCAAGGCAGATGTTGTTGAGGTAAATGGAAAATTATATTTTCAATACAAAAAGGGCGCACCATTATATGAAAGCAAGATTGAAGTTGTGGTTGACGGAAAAGTTATAGGTGAGGTAGAACAAGCAACAGATGAATTTTTTAAAGAACAAGAAGTTTCACAAACAACAGAAAAGAAAAAACCAACAAAAAAAGCAAAGAAAAAAGACCAGCGTAAAATAGACCAATTAATAGGCGCTGTAAAACAAGCAAAGGAAAAAATAAAATCATATTTATCTAAAACGCAAAAAGAAATACCTAATTACAAGGCTACAGGTGTTGAAGCACATCCTTTATATCGTTACGGCTCTGGTGTAGGTGAGGCGCAGATGGTAAGAAACATAGTAGAAAAAAAGTTTCCTGGAGCCAGAGGTTTTGTTGCGTTTAATAAATTAATAGACGACTATGGTCAAGAAGCTTCTTCATTAGCTATAGGATCTACAATATTAATTAATGAAGACTCTGTATTTCAATCTGATATAATACACGAAGCAGGACACATTTATTATACCCTGATGGGAGACACCCCATTAATGAAAAAAATAAATAAACTTTTACCTAAATCAGAAATATATCAAAGAACAAAGCAAGACTACCCTGAACTTATATTAATGAAGTTTGAAGGCTTGAACATGACGCTTGGTTTAATTTACAGAGAAATATTTAAAAATACAGATAAAAAATATGATTCTTTTACTGACATAAGAGATATTGTAAAGAATATAGCTGAGGCAGAAAAAGCACAAGACAGTGCTAGAGTAAACGACCTGTTTCAAAGCTTAAGAACACAAATAAAAATAAATGGCGGTAAAGATGTGGCGGCAAAACAGCAAACGCATTTATTAGAAGAAACTTTTGCTAGAACATTAGAGGCTTATTCTTACGGAACCGTAGACGCTGTAATAAAAGGCACTGCTGCGCAAAAACAATTAGAAAAAGATTTAATACAGTTTTATAAAGAAGTAAAAAACTTAGCTACAGAAGAAGAGGCAAGAAAACTGTTAGACTCAGCTGTTGACAATATAGCTGATTTAGATTTAGAAGCCGCTATCAAAACTATATTGCTAAACTTTGATTCTGCAGACAGAACGGTTCCTTTTGTCTTAAATTCAGCTTATGGCGCAATAAACAAAGCAAATAAAAAAATATTAAGTAAAACCGCTTCTTATTCGTCTGTCTCTTCATATATAGCAGAGTTTATGGATCGTAACTTATCTTCTGAAGAAATTACAGAAAGAGTGGTTCAAGCTATAGCTGATGATTCGGGAATGAAAAGAAGTAATAAAATAATAAAAGATATAGAGCCATATGTATACTCTGTAATAATACAACGTAAAGATAAAAATAATCTTGCTCAAGCAGACAAGATACTAGACGCTAAGCTGTCGCAAATGGGATTAACAGGTAAACATAAAGAAGGTGATAATGTAGATGTTATATCTGAAGACTACAAAAGAGAAGAGGAGAAATTAAGAGTTTTGCCTACAACCACGACTAATTTTATAAAGAAAATCGTAGAATATTACAATAGAGATAAGGACGAAAAAAGCATGATAGACAGCAAAAAAATACTATCTGCCATCATGTCTTTAGCAAAAGACACAAAAAACAACCCTTATGATTTTGTAATACAAATAAGAGAATCAAAAAACCCTGACATGCAGGCAATGGTTTTAACAATGGACGAAATATATTCACAAGTAGAGGGAATAGAAAATCCAAAAAGATACACTAATGCAAAGCTTGTAGAGTTAAAAGGACCTATAGAAGGAATAAACATAGAAGTTTTAGCTCACAACGTATTAAGTATAGGGGATAATGGACAAAGAGCATGGTATAGAAATCTGTCTACTAGCATGACTATAGAGAAAAAGGTAATAGACAGTATAGTAAAAGGCCTTTTTAATAACGTAGAAAAAGAAAAAAGAATTGCAGAAATATACAATAGGCATTTAATCAATAATGAATATGATGCTGGAGTAGCTGCAGAAAAAATATTAACTGAACTTTTTGATGTAGAAAACGGAGAGTTTATTAACAAGGAGTTGTTGTTAAATAATCAAATTACATTCAGAGGAAAAAAACAATTTATACAAAACATTTTATTTGACTACAAGTTACAAAGGTCGTATGTGGTTGATGGCAAAACTAAATACAGAAGAAAGCCTATATACAAGCTTACAAATGAAAATTTATTTACAGTATTTAGCTCTAAAGAAAACAAATTTACCCATAATTCAAATGGTTTTAAACCTGAAGGAATTTTTCGTGGAAGCCAAATAGAAATAAAAGACATAGTAACACAAGCTTTAGTTATGTCTAGGGCAGAAAACTATATTACTATGGTGGATAATGTAGAGCAGGACGGTGTTAGTGTTTTAAACAAAGACAATGGATTGTGGAGTAGAACTAAAAATGTTTTTGATATTGCTAATAGCGGCATAACTTTTGGTAAAAAAGATTTAATTAATCCTGAACATAACATTTTTGTAGCAATAGCACAGCTTCAGGGTAAAGAAGAAGGGAGAAATAACCTAAACCCATTTAATATAACGCTACACAATGGAATGAAAAGGTATTTTGTGCAAAATGCATATGGTTTAAAAAACAAAGAAGGGTTAGCTAGAAAAGCAAATGACTTGAATCCTAATGAGTTAACAGTAGGAGACTTCTTTATGTTTTTGTCTAGATACAATCAGGGTAAAGAAAACAACCAAAAAACAATTTATTATGACCAGCCTATCGCTGTGTTTTCTGATAAAAGCAGAAGGTATTACATAGAAAGCATTATTGCTCACGATGCTAAAAGCAGAAAGGCATTATTGTCAAGAGTAGAAAAAAATCCAGCATACAAATCAAATGGTAAGCGAGGCACATACAAAAACGGAGATTTAGTTTTTCCTTTTACTATTGAAAATAATAATATAGTTGGAAAAGACATGAACAAGCTGGTTAATGAATGGTATGACTATATTCAAAAAAATAAAGAGCTGTTCAAAAACAACAAAGACCTAAACAAGATTTTAAATAAAGGAAAGCTTAGCAGAAAGGTTTTGGAGGCTTTTTTAATATCAAGCGCAGCCAACAAGTTTATGGCACAACAATTATTCGTACATGATCACAGGCAGTCAAAAAACGAAATAGATTACATAAAGCGTGCGGCTGGAGCAATAGCGGGACACACAGTTTTAGACAGAAATACATCTGTAGAATTTTTTGTAACTAATGATTACTACGTGGCAAAAGATGACTATGTTGCAGAGGATGGTAAGCGTGTTTTTACAGAAGAAGAGGCTAAAGATAGATTTGGCGAAAATTGGGAAAATGAGGTGGCTGTAGAAAACGACGCAATGGGATATGTTTTGCCAGAACAAGCAGAATTAATAACAGCTAAGTATGGTGATGCTCAAAAGGTAGGTAATGTGTTTAAGTTTGTATATCATTATACTGAGCTAGAAGGACCATTAAAAGACAGGACTACATATATGAAGTTTGCTGTTCACACTCTAACACCAGAAATGGAAGCGTCAAGCTTATATTTAAAAAACTTAGGAGACGCCTTAAGAGCCAGAACTTTTGAAGTGGAGGCTATGTCAAAAAATAAAGGAAATCTAGTTATAGGAGCCTCACAATCAGCGGCTAAACTATACGCAGGAGAACAGCGGTATATACATGATATAGCTTCTACGGATAATATAGGGGATATGATGGAAAAGCAAGATGAAATATATACAGATGAAACTGGATATAAAGGATTGTCAGGAGAAGGATTTGGTATACAGCTTGAGCTAGACAAACAAACAGATGAAAGGTTTTTTCCTTCTCAATTATTCTACAACCTTCTAACTAATATTACAACAGAAAATAAAAAACAAGTTGCTAGGATGCTTGAGTTAAGAAAGCTAGTAATGGAAACAAACAACAAAAATAGAAACGGTTCTATTATAGGTGTAAGTGAAAATAAAGATGTGCTGGTAGAGAGGGAAAATTTTAAGTCTTCTGTAACGGCAGATATATATGATGTGTTAATAGAAAGTTCTTATGACAATTTACACCCTATGTTTCCTTATTTAAATGCAGTTCATAATGCTGTAGCCACTGGTCGTATTACACACAAAGGAACTAAAATGTATATTAAAGGATCTATAGGCTATCAGTCTTCTAGTATAGGAATGGATTTGAAATCATATCAAAAAGGTCTATATAAAGGCGAGCCTCTTAAATCTTCTATAGATGTGTCTCTTGCTAAAAATGAAGATATAGTTGTTTCTGAAGCAATAGTTCCTGGATATTTATATGATCAAGGCGTTAGAATTGGTGATCTATTTATTGGAACAAGAGTTCCTGCTCACGGAAAGGTAAGTAGTTCTGTTTTTATAGTAAAAGACTTCCACAAACAAATAAAGGGAACGCCTACGTCAAATATAACTATACCTGCATGGGTGAGTAAATATTGGGGTGCTGACTTAGATGGAGACAGTATACATATGAATTTTAGATATACGCAAGAAGAAGTTAAAAAAGATTCATGGAAGGGTCAATCAAATGAGTTTTTTGATTTATATGTAGATTTGGTTAGTCAAGAAAATAGGCAAAGAGAAATAACTGCCGATATAGATTTTCAAGATGTGTCAAAGCAAGCGATAGAAAACGTAGAAAAAGTTTTCGGTAAAATAAAAAAAGACAAGCCTTCACAACTCACCCCTATGGGAGACGCGCAAATGTTTGAAGATAATGTGCCAGCAAAAAAATTAGTTGGTATAATAGCGGCTTTAATGAGAACCTTTAATTTATTTTCTAATAGTCAAGACAGGCTACCCGTATCAATATCTATAAAAAACGATAAAGGCACGGTAGAAAGAGACAGATTTTTTGATGATGCTGAATTAGAAAACAAAGTAGGTAATTGGTATGGGGTTGCGCAACTACTTAATATATCTTTAGATAATGCAAAGTTTCAGTATGCTAGTAAGCTAGGAATGAATTTTGAAAGTATATTTTCTTTTGTAACTCTGCGAAGACTAGGGTATTCTTTAGAAGATATAGCTTTAATGTTTAACTCACCATTAGTCAAACAATATTTAGAATATAAAAGAGGAAGAAGTCAAAATTATATTTCTAAGGATAGTGATATAATGCAAATGTTTGACGATAAAAACGATCAATTTGAAAATCAATTTTTAACTTTTATTAAAGACGAAAAACTTGGAATAGATTTAAGTTCAACTATAAAAAACAAAAAGATAAAAATAGATTTAACTAATATAAAGAGTAAAGAACAGCAGAAAAAAATACTAGAATTAATATACATACTAGATAGTTATAATAAAAATATAGTTAAACCGTTTTCAAAGGCTTTCACGGTACACCAAACTATTGAAAAAAACCCTTTAGAGCTTTCTAAAATAAATAATAAAATAAAGGAAATAGTTAAGGGCCCGTTAAATCTAATTACTAAATGGGGCAAGCAATCACTTACGTATGAATTACAGCAAGAAACCAAAAGTAATTTTATATTAGACCACGCAACTACGCTTTTTGATGCCGTACTAGACAGGGCTAATATAGCTGATATAAGGTATTCAAACTATATAAAAGATATACTAGAAAATCCTATGGCTCAAAAGTCACTACAAAAATTAGGAGAGTCAAAGTCTGAAGTAATAAACCAAGTAATTGCAAATAACATAAAAAATCAAATTGGTCTTATAAAAGACAATAGAGGTAAAGATGTGTTAATTAAAGAGTTTGAAGCAATAAAAAAATTAGAGAAAAATAAAGACAACATGCTTTTAAAAAATGTGTTGCAAGTTTCTGAAAACAAAAAGAACATAGTTATTAACAGGCAGGCAATAACGGAATTTACATCATACAAAAGTATTAGTGAAATTAAAAACGAATTTTCTAAATTAAATTCTACAGAAAAAGACTTATTGTTTGAAATAGAATACATGTTTAATTTGTTTGGGTATACGGGAGGAGCAGGCAAGGCTACTTCATTTGTTCCGTTTTTTGATAATGAATATGTGCAAAAAATAAACGACGGCATGCTTAAAGTTATAAAGCATAATGAAAAAGACTACAAAATAGATTTAGATAGAAGCCCTGTACCAGGAGAGTTATTAGACGCTATAAAAGATGTAGAAGATCGTAAGGCAGGTAAAGACAAATTTACCGCTAGCCAAAGAAGAGACAAAGCATCTAAAGATAATAATAATATAATTATAGGCGATATTAAAAAACCAAAAAAAGTAATAACTCCTGACACTTCTTTTAATGGTGACTATTTAGCAGGTGGAGTTGAGACTTTGTCTTTTCGTAATTGGGCTGCAGACAAAGGTATAGACATAGACAAGATAGAAAAAAAGTCTAATACTTTTAAAATACTTACAGAAAATTATAGTAAATACAAAAATCACCTTAAGCTAGCAAAAGAGTTTGAGTCTAGTCTAGCCAAAAAACCTTTGAGTAAATACACTATGGAGGGCTTGTATACAGAAGCTAGAAGGTTTAGAAAAATGGACAACTCGGCTACAAAGGGTGTGGCGCATATGTTAGAAAAAGAAATAGGACAAAGAGCGTTTAGAAAACAATCTCAGTTTTTAAAAGAAGCAGGAAAAGATCAGGGCTATAATTATAAGATACCTGGTGTTGATGGTGTGGCGCAAGATGATCTAACTAATTTTCAAGCATGGCTTGGTTCTAACAACATGACATCTAAAAGACCAGAAATACAATACTTAATTAATGAAGCGCAAAAAGACTATAGAAAGTATATAAAAAGTTTTAAAGAACACAAAAACTTAATTGAAGAAAAAAATAGAGCGCTGGTTAGGTCTAAAATGAAAGACCTTTCTGTATTAGAAAGAATAAGAAAAGAGTTTGACACAAATGCTCGTTACCAATATATATATGGTAATTTAGCTACAGTAGAAAATGGAAACGTTAGACTGTATACGCCTGAAGAAATAGTGGCTAATGGTGTAGAGTTAACTAAGGAAGAAAAAGAATATTACATTAGATACAAAGCTGTTGCAGAAATACTTTTAGGATCAGAAGAAGGCAAAACAGTAATCCCTGGATTGCAGATGGGTACAATAGAAAACATGGCAAGAAGCGGGTTGTTTGGTCTTTATAATGCCGCTATTGACTCTAATGATTATTATAAGGTAAGAGTTCGTGGAACAGACTTAGACGGCAATAAAGTAATAAAAACTTATTATGAATGGAAGTATGATGTTTACAAAGGTAGAACAGGCAAGCTTAGATTAAAGTCAGGTAAAGAAATATATGAACTAGACAAACTTAGGAGAAAAGCTAAGAGTTTTAAGCAGCAAGGAATGCATGAGGATAAAACTCCTATTTTGCTTTCAGATACAGAATATGATGCACTTGTAAATAACGGATCATTGTTAAAAAGAATGGTGGGCTACGATAAAACTAGCAACATAGATGCTGAATTAATAAAAGAATACGAAAGAAGAAAGGGTGTAAAAGCTCAAAACATATCGTATGATATAAATACAACATTGCTAGAATTTACAAGAGGTCATATATTTAGACATGGTGAGGGTAGGTATCAAATGAAAGATGGCAAAATAAGCGAAAGAGACGATCGTTTTACAGGAATGGATAAAGTTGCAATATTAACTGATTCTATAATTGGATTTAACAAAGACTTAGACAATAAGAACGCTGTAAAATATCTTACTGAATGGTGGAAGGAAGGATTTTTAGAAAAGAAGCAGCAAACTAGTGCACTGGGAAAAACAGGAGATAAGGTTATAGACTCTTTTGTTAGGCTTACATCTTTACGTCTTCTAGGTTTTAACATGAGTGTAGGTTTAGGTAATATTCTAGCAGGTAAATATCAGGAACTACGTAAGCGTGGTGGTAAACAGTTTATTAAAGGTGAGGCTAGGTATTGGAAAGATATGTTACGCTCTAGAGATATATTAAAGAAACACAGAATAGTAGAATACAGTTTTGATGAATTTATACATTTGTCTGAAAAGTCAGGACCTTTAGGAAGGTTAGAAAGATTTTCTTATTTGTTTATGGATAAATCTGAAGCATACATACAAGGGGCTTCTTTCTTAGGTATGCTTACTGACAAAGAGTATAACACAGGAGTTATAAGTGAGGACAGAGTTATGTATATAAACAATAAAATAACAACTTTGCACGGAGAGGGTTATACTGCGTTAGACGCTAGTTTACTTTCTATGTATTCATATGGTAGAGCATTGCTGCAATTTAAAAAATGGTTTATAACTTTAATTAATGATAGGTTTAAGGCCGAAGATATAGATAGGTTTGGAGAAGTAAACATAGGTAGCTATAGGGCAAGTTCTGAGTTTGTAACAGATTTGTTTAGGAAGTATTTTGCAGGTGAATTAACAAAAGATAAAATAAAAGAAATATATAATAATTCTAGCGAAAAAAGAAAACAAGAAATGCGAAATCATGTTTCTGGTATTGGTATAGGAGTAACCTTGCTGTCTTTAATTGCTATGATGGAAGACGATGACGAACCTGATACATTTGCAATTAGAAGGCTTAAAAAATTGTCACACGATGTATTTATTACAACTGACATAAGAAGATTTGTAAATTACACAGCAGTCCCTTCTTCATACGGTACAATGAAAAATGCAGCAAAAGCTATACAAGAGTCTGTAAGTGAGGACAGAGTTAAAAGAACAGGTCCGTATGCGAAACGTGGAGAATCACAGGCTGGAAAGACTTTTAAGTATGAAATATCTCCATTTGCAGAAGCTAGAAAAGATTTGATGAACATATTGGGTGACGACAATTCTAACAAAAAGGAAACTAGTTCGTTAATTAGGTAATTAAATTTCACTATATTTGTAAAAATTTAAGGTATGAACATAAATGATTTGTTTAAAGCATCTTTTGGTCAATTTGGTTCTGTTTATTTAACAGGAGATGGGGCAAAATTAGATTTAGACGGCGCTACTGCAAACAGATTTGTAATTGCTATTACAATGCTAGACGTAGTGACTTTTCAAGAGTTACAAACTTTAGACAACTTAATAAATTCTATATCAACAGAAACAGATCAAATAGATATAGGAACGGAGTTTGGAGCAGTAACAAATGAAAGCACATCAACAGATGCAGAAAGAATATTAACTACACATGAATTTCCAAAAGGAGTTACTATATATGGAAAGTGGGATCATGTTGAGTTAAATAGCGGCTCTTGTATATGTTATTTAGCGCCAGTAGGATATTAATAATTTAAAATAAAAAACTATGGATAATTTTGATTTAGGAAAATACGGGTCTGTTTATGTAGACACTACAAATTTATTTACTGCACCAGACGGAATGGTTATAGGGGCTATACATTTTATAGCTAACAATACTCTTAACACCTTAACGGCCTCTGATACTAGCGCTGGAAACAGAAGATATTTTAATACAGCAAATGCAGCACATAATTCGGGCACTGTACAGGAAGGAACAAATGGTTGTCAATTAGACAATACAGCTGTTTTTACAGCAGGAACAACTATATATGGAAGGTGGGACACTGCTAAATTACAAACTGCAGATAGTGACGGAGGAGTAATATTATACTTGGTTCCTAAAACAGGAATCTAAAATGGGATTTATACAAAAACTTGCAACTCGCAATCCAAGGGTTTACAAAAAATCTATAGAAGAAAAACCAAAGTATATTGTAAAAGACAATGTGCTTTATGAAAAATTTAAACCTAAGAAGAAAAACTTTTTATATTATTTAAATCCAAAAAACTGGTAAATGTCATTAGGATTAGGAATAACAAATGAGCTACTAGAAACTCCAACTGATTGGACTCCTAAAGATGAAATAATAGGAACAAAACTTGCATTATGGTTGCAGAATAATGTTGGTTTAAGCGCAGATGGAAGCGCTTGGTTAGACTCCTCTGGTAATGGAAATGACGCTACACAAACAACTGAGGCTAATCGCCCTAACGTTAGCTCGGGTGGATTAAATTTTGATCAATCAATGCCAGGAATTGGAAATCAGTTTTTAGATTTAGATTCCTCAATTGCAATTCTAGAAGGTGGAGCGTTTTCATTATTTGTTGTAACAAGATTAGACGAATTAACAAACGAAGCGATATTGTCAGATAGTAATAATGAATTTATAGAAATTTTAAGAGCTAACTCAATTAGATTTAAGGGAAACAATCCTTCAAACGTAACAACGGTGTTAAGATCAGATAGTGATGTATTCACTACAGACCCTATGATAGTTTCATTTATAAGAGACGCAGATGGTGTTTTTCAATGGTTTGTTGACGGCACTACAGTTGTACAAAACTCATCGTCAACAAATGCAGAAAACAATAAAGGATTTGATTTTCAAAATATTGGTTCTAGAAATGATAGTGATAGGTTTTTAGACGGGACTATATTAGAGCTTTTGTTTTATTCTGATATATTTACCGCCAATCAATTAACACGTATGCACGCATATTTAAAAGAAAAATTTAGTATATCATGAGAAACACAATGCTATTTATACTGTTTTTATTTTTGATGTCTTGCGCAGCACCAAAGGAGTGCTGTGGGCAAATAGATTATGTTACCCTTATCAAAGAGTATGATTTTGAAAAAGCACTAAAAAAACATTTAAAATTTTCTACAGTGTATGCTGCGGTTAATGGAGGAACCTCTGTTTCTGATTTTAAAACATTTTCTGTTACATCTGGTCAGTTGCAAGAAAATATTATTTCAACCCCTTATGATTATTCGTTAACTGTAGGTATCAGAAAAATAGCTAGGTTCGGATACGAAAACAAAGCAAACACATTTTATGATGGTACCGAATCTAATTACACAGATGCAGCAACGGTAGGTAAGGTACAGGGATTTGAGTATTTATTTGAGATAGATTATGCAAGACAACAAGGGGTAGACTATATAGATCAGCATCATTTTATTAGATATAGTTCTGATGATGATTGCGATGGGCCTTTGTGTGTAGATCATTTTGCAGCAAAAGTTGAATATGTAAAAGACGGTTTTGCAGATGTAGAATATTTTGAACTGTCAGAAAGATATAGAATAAAAAGAAATAAAGAGCTAGCTATAAGCGTAGGACTTGCTCATAGACTAGCAGAACCCTACGGCTACGACCCACTAGAAGAATGGATTCTGGATAATGGAAATTTGCATTACACTTACTTAGCGATTCAAGAAGGTTATAATATTGATGTTGCAAATAGTGAGTATAAGGATCCAGGTGGGAATGTAGTTGCAAACAGTCCAGAGGTTTGGAAAGAAGTAGTAATACCACAAGTCATAGCTGACTATACTATTAAAAAAAGAAATCAATTATCCAAACAAATACAGCATTCTGTTATAATTGGATTTGACTATTATAAATATAAAAAAAATAGATGGCTGCATGCTTGGGGCAACATACTCCCTTATCATTATGATAATGGTAGTGAGTTTTCATATCACAACTTTAACGACGGAGAACAATGGTACGATTATTCAGGCGGTTTAATATATGGAATTAAAGTAAACAAAAGTCTTGGATATTTTGTTGAGGGGAAATACAACAAGTACTGGAACAGAGAGTGGTATGATTTTAAACTAGGCGTAAATTACGTCATATTTTAGTATTAATTTAAATAAATAAAAAATGAAAAAAATATTTTTAACAGCTTTATCAACTTGTGTATGTTTATTAGTATCAGCACAATTTTCAATTATGTCTTCTGTAAATATGCCAGAGGATGGAGAAGAGTGGACGGTAAATAGTATAACAGATAATATGGGCGCTGGCTATCAAATAAACGACAAAATGATGGCGGGTGTAATAAAAAATGGTGAAAATTATGATGTGTTTGGAAGATATTATTTTGAAAATATATACGTATCTTTACAAATGCCAACTGAAGAGATGTCAGAAAACATGAATGTAGGTGCTGGATACTCTTATAATGTTTGGGAAAAATTATATATTGAACCTAGTTATTCTATGCCGATGAAAGAAGATGAAAACGGCAAAAAAGAAGGGAAGTTTGTAATTGGAATAGCTTATAAACTATAACCGTTAGTATGTACACTTACAATATTGAATTGTTAAAAGTTGTTGACGGAGACACTATAGACGCAAACATAGATTTAGGTTTTGATATAAGTGTAAAAAAAAGAGTGAGATTCTCGGGGGTAAACACCCCTGAGTGTCGCACTAGAGACCTAGAAGAAAAAGCAAAAGGTTTGGCTGCAAAAGACAGGGTTAAACAATTGCTAGAGGGTTCTAACAGAATACAGTTAACATCACATGGTGTTGGCAAATTTGGAAGGTGTCTTGGAGAAATCCATATAGATGTAGTAGATGGAAAAGAAAAAATGACGCTAGAGAGTGTAAATGAATTATTAATAAAAGAAGGTCATGCAGTTGAGTATCATGGCGGAAAAAGATAATAGTATGAAAAATAAAATTTGTAAATGGGTTCAGGCTATAACATTTGGATTAATATGTTTTAATTGGTGTGCAAAACCTGATGTATGCGACTTAGGAGATAAATGTTGTAAGGCATGAATTGGATAAACAGTTGGAGACAAGGCAATAAAAAAGATAGTATATACGATATATCTATCAGGCTGGGCAGGTTTACAATATTAGAATTGTATTGTAATCCAGGTGTAGAACACAGATTTATAGTATTAAATTTAGGTTTTGAATTGTAATGACAATGAAAGACGACATATCATTAGTAAAGCATAGAATGGACTCAATGGAAGAAAAAATAGATAAAATGGATGCTAAACTAGATATGTTAACAGAAAAGTTGTTAAACCCAGATTACGGAGTAACAGCAAGAGTAAATAAAAACACCTCTTATCGCAAGATTATGAGTAAAGCTTTGTGGGCTATATACGCGGTTACAATTGGACTGGTTATTAAAATGTTTTGGGAGTAATGGCAAAAGAATTAAATGAGGATACAGGCTTTCAAGTAAGTATTAAAACGCTTATAGGAATAGGAGCCGCAATGGCTACAGTTATCAGCATGTGGTTTATGTTACAAGCAGATATTGAAGAGGCAAAACAACTGCCTGAGCCACCAGCTCCTGATGTTACAAGAATGGAGTTTGATATGAAAGATCAAATGATACGTAATACTATTATGACTACACAGAAAGATGTAGAAGAAATAAAAAAATCTATGGAAAAAATAGAAGATAAATTATATAATAGATAATGGAAGAAGCAAAGGTTGACTGGAAATTGTTTGTTATGTATTTTATTATTATGTTTCTTGTTTTTTTTTCTAATGTATCTTTTGGTCAAATAACAGCAATGCACTTTAACGCTGAATGGAATAAAACAAATGGTGTTTCTTGGTTCATGGACCTGCAAGAATGTAAAACTAAAAGCATTATAGATATAGCAAAAGAGCCTGAAATAGCAACAAAATATAAAATAGCAGTTATACCCACTATTATAATATTTAGAGACGAAGAAGAAGTTTTAAGATTTCAAGCAGATTTAAGTTTTAAAATGGTAGCAAAAAAAGAAGAAGTACAAGAAGAGATAGACAATTTATTAATGAGTGATTTTTAACATGTGGAAATTATTTAAAAATAAAAATGATATTAATGAAAAGAATGTAGTTGGTTTTATATCTTTTGCTATTATGGTGTTATTTGCTATTATAGATTTAGGTACTGCTGTCATATACATGGGATATGTAGGAGGCGGTGAATTAGAAATTAATGACACTATATATAATTCATTTGTTATGGTAACATTAGGATGTTTTGGTATTAGTGCGTTTGAAAAAGTAAAAAACAAAGAATGAAAAATATTTTAATTTTAATATTATTACCTATATTTAGTTTTAGTCAAATAGTAAACACTTTTCCGTGGACACATGACTTTGAAAATGGTGTAGCATTACAACAAGACACTAACGATTTTGGTGATTGGTTGTTACATCAAGGATCAACAAGTTCTATGAATACTGGGCCTACAGGAGATCACACAACTGGTTTTGGTAATTATTTTTATGTAGAATCATCTGGGCAAAATTATGGAGGTAAAGTCTTTACATTTTATACACCAATGTTTGATGTATCACAAACGCCTGGAAAAGTACTGTCTTTCTGGTATCATATGTATGGAGCTGCTATGGGAGACTTAGAGATAGGTGTATTAGATAGTTCTGGATACAATGCGCTAGACACTATATCTGGCAATCAAGGAAATCAATGGCAGCTTGCATATTACCCAATATTGTCAACTACACCATTTAAAATAAAATTTAAAGGTATTACTGGGACTAGTTATACTAGTGATATATCTATAGATGATATAATGATTAGTGACCCATATTCAGTTTTATATGGCTGTACCGATACTGTATCATCTAACTATGATTCAACAGCTACACATGATAACGGCACTTGTATATATTATTATGGATGCTCTGATCCTAGCGCTACAAATTATAATCCCTGGGCTAACGTAGATGACGGTTCCTGCATTCAAGAAATCATTTGCAATCCTGGTCAGTCATTAATAGATGTAGCTATAAAGTTAGATAATTGGCCAGCTGAAACATCTTGGTTGATATATTCTGCTACAGACACGCTTGCGTCTGTCAACTCTGGCACATATGATTATACGCAAACAGGACAAACAGTGCATACTCAGGTTTGTGTTCCTGTTGGCGACACTATAATGTTTACAATAAACGATACTTATGGTGATGGTATAGGTGGAGGTTCTGTAGTTGGAAGTTGTTTAGTAACAAATCTAGATTGTCAAGACACCATGTTTTTATTAAGCCCACCAAATTTTGGATATACAGCATCTTCTTTACCTTATGTTTCTGATGCGTGTAATAATGACACTACCATATATGGTTGTACTACCCCTGCTTATATAGAGTATGATTCACTTGCTACTGTAGATGATGGCAGCTGTATGACATTAGCTATTTATGGATGTACTGATGCCTCTGCATTTAATTATGATCCTAACGCTGACAGAATGTTATTGACCTCTCCTTGTGTTTATGATTTAATACTGTATGATGATGGTGGGGATTCTTGGGGTTCTTGTTGGTTAGGGGTAGAGCAAGGAGATTCGTTGTGGCAATTTAGAATAAATCAAAATGGCGTATATTCTGACACGTTTGCTTTAGAACTAAATTCATATGATGAGGTTTATTTTTATTATTTTGAAATACCTACACCACAACAAAACACACAGCAATTAGACATACAAACAATACAAAACTCATTTAAATTAGAAAATAGTTTTGGTGTGGTAATGTATGAAGGAAACAACCCTTGGCCTGGACCAAACGAAAACAAATTAAGAAATTATAAAAACGCTTTAGATATATACGAGGCACAACCTTACTGTGGTAATGAATGTATTCCAGTGGTAATAGGCTGTATGGATGCTACGGCATATAACTATAACTCTTTAGCAAACACAAGCGATGTGTGTTATTACAGCCCAGGATGCACTAATGTAGGTTATTTAGAATACTACACACAGGGATTTGTTGCGGATGTAGATGATGGCAGCTGTAGTATAGTCGCTGTATTTGGTTGTATTGACTCAACAGCATTTAACTATGATTCTACTGCAAATGTAGACAACGGAGGCTGTGTGCCAGTTATAGTAGGTTGTATGCAGCCTTTAGCTTTTAATTATAATGCACAAGCAAATACATCTGGTCCGTGTATAGCTGTTGTTTTAGGATGTACGTCTCCTATAGCATATAACTATAATCCTGCAGCTAATACAGACGATGGTAGTTGTATAGGTGTTGTTTATGGCTGTACAGATCCAGTAGCATTTAACTACAATTCTGCAGCAAACACGAATGACGGATCATGTGTAGAAGTTGTTTTAGGCTGTACAGACCCTACGATGTTTAATTACAATGCGTCGGCAAATACTGACAACGGCTCGTGCATACCTTTTGTGTATGGATGTATGGATACCGCATCTTTTAATTACGATCCTTTAGTAAATACTGATAACGGTTCGTGTATACCAGTTATATATGGCTGTACAAATCCAATAGCTTTAAACTATTGCGATACTTGTAATACTGATGATTTTAGCTGTATACTTCCAATATATGGTTGCACAGATAGCACAATGTTTAACTATAATCCTCTAGCCAATGTTGATAATAATACTTGCGTGCCTTTTATTTACGGCTGCACTGACCCTAGTATGCTTAATTATAATCCCCAAGCAAACACAGAAGATTTTAGTTGTATTGCTTATGTGTATGGTTGTATGGACAGCACTGCTCTTAACTATGATTCGTTGGCTAACACTGAAAACGGTTCGTGTATTGAGGCAATTGCAGGATGTAGGGATCCGAATGCGTTTAATTATAACCCGTTGGCTAACGTAATAGCACACGATTCTTTAGGTTGTTTATATGCGGCAGATTGGTGTATAAACGGTTCTGGCAACCCTTTTTTCCTTAATGATGAGTGTTACGCTTGGGTTATATCAGTGGACGATTATTGTTGTGAAAATGCATGGGATTCAATATGTCAGTTAACATATGATTATTGCGAAGGCACATACGGAGGTCCTTTATTAACAAGACAAACAGAGCCAAAAAAATTAATAATGATAACTGATTTATTAGGTAGAAAAACTAAACAAACAAATAACAGGCCTTTATTATATATTTATGATGATGGTACAATAGAAAAAAAATTCAAACAATACTAACATGCCTTTATTAACTACAATTGGTGGACAGCCATTATATAGCACTATACAAGAAGCTTTAGCTTGGGCCGCTTCTAGAGGCTTAACTGGTTATCACACGCATACATATCAAGGACAGGTCGGGTACATGGGGGGCGCAACACATAGTCAAGCCACCAATACAAATATTAACAATTTGCCAAATGCAAGATCTTCAAGTGGAGGAAATGGGTCTAGCGGAGGCGGATACTAAAATTATAAATTATGTTAGGAAATTTATTTTCAGGAGGAGCAGCAGAACTAGTTAAAGGCGTGGGAGGTGTTATAGATAATTTACACACGTCAAAGGAAGAAAAATTAGAGGCAGAAAGAAAAATAAAAGATTTAGTTATGGGTTATGAAGCAGAAATGCAAAAACAAATAACAGAGAGGTGGAAGATGGATATGAACTCAGATTCATGGCTATCTAAAAATATACGCCCATTAGTGTTGGTGTTTTTAGTTACATCTACAGTATTAATGATATTTATTGACGCTGGGGCTATAAGTTTTAATGTAGAAGACAAATGGACAGACCTATTACAATTAGTATTAATAACTGTGATTGGTGCTTATTTTGGCGGTAGATCACTAGAAAAAGTAAAAAAATGACAGAATCTATGAAAAAACTTCTTGAAGATCCTGATGAGATAGTACATGAGTCAATGCTTAACTCTTACATGATAATAACCAATAAGTTATCATTTAATGAATTATTAGAATATAATGGATGCGCGTTACCCTTTAATCCGAAAAAAGGCATAAATAATGACGTAATTGATAAAATAATTGATTATTTTTGTACATTAGAGCAATATGAAAAGTGCGGAGAGCTTAAAAAGTTAAAAGAATCAAAAAAATATAAAAAAAAATTCATAAATTTGTAAAAATAAAAAACAATGGCAAAAAATTATACATTAAACTGTAACCTAAGTATGACAGCAACCTCTGCTAGTGGTTATTCTCAATCACAGTCAGGGTCATATACCTTGAATATTACAGGTGTTGATCAAATAGCAACTGGAAGAATAGACGTTGCTCATGATGGTGACTCTACAGTAATGGCTGCGCCAGGATCTGGAAGGTTTATATATGTTAAAAATTTAGATGACACAAATTTTGTAAAAATATATGACGGAGCTTCTTCGGCTGCAGATTTAATCGGTATACTAGAGCCAGGGCATTTTTTAATGACAGTAATAAGAGGCACAGGAACTACAGTTGCGTTAGCAGATACAGCAACTGTAACCATAGAATATGCCGCAATAGAAATAGACGCAAACGCTTAAAATAAAACAATATGGCAACACAATCATTATCAGTAACAGTATCAGGCTCTATGGATTTAACTGATGCAGACGGAAACTTAGTATGTTCATTTTCTCCTAGTTTTACTACAGACTCTACAACAGTAGATTCAGCTTTAATATCTACAGGAGAAATATTAACTAACGGCACTTCAGACACTACAATAAATTTAGCAAGTCACAATAAAGATATGATATTTACATTTGTTAAAAATGTAGACACTGACTATCCAGTAGCTGTAAAGCCAGATGGTGACGTTATAGCGGATTTAAAGCCAGGTGAATGCATGTTTTCTCCAGTTCATATAGATGGTGCGGGGAATGGTTCTGCTAATTTAGATTTAGCAGCGACAACAGCAGCGCAAAAAGTTCAATACTTATTATGTGATGGTCCTGACACTGGAATAGCTTCAGACGATTAGAATATAAATAAAAATTAAATTTAATAATAGCCAGGAGCACATCACTTCTGGCTATTCTTTTAAAAAAGAAAAAATGATAAGCAAACATATTAGCTACAAAGAAGGAGCATATAGTAATACAGCAATTAGAAGAGGGATAGACAATAATCCTAACGCAAAAGAATTAAAAAACATGAAGCTAACAGCTGAAAAAGTTTTTGAGCCATTAAGAGAACATGTTGGCAGGCCAATAAAAATTAATAGTTTTTTTAGGTGTCCAGAATTAAACAAAGCTATAGGCGGTTCTAGCAAATCACAACATTGTAACGGCCAAGCAATAGATATAGATGACACTTATGGTAATATGTCAAACGCAGATATGTATGAGTGGATAAAAGAAAATTTAGATTTTGATCAAATGATATGGGAATTTGGCTCTAATGAAAATCCAGCTTGGGTGCATGTTAGTTATGTTTCTCCAGGGTTAAATAGAAATAGGTGTTTAAAAGCTTATAAAGAAGATGGTAAAACAAAATATAAAGTGATATAAATTGAAGTGGATCGGTCAACATATATTTGAGTTTGTATCTAGATTTCGTAATAATATTTTTTTACAAACTGCAGAACCGCCAGATTCTGATGACTACACTCAAATAAGTCCAGATCCTGAGGGTGGCGTGACTATAAGCACTATTGATGCTTCAGGTGCTAACGCTAATATGCGCGTGGATGTAGATGGAACTTTTTCTTTAGCTACTGCTTCGGGCAAGTCTTCCACAATAACTTCAGATGATATTAATATAAATTCTACTGCATCAGACAAGCCATTACTAAAAATTACATCTTCGCATACTGATACAGATAAGTCGGCAGAAATTAGATTAGTAAAAGATGCAGCTAATGTTGATGATGGAGAAAATTTAGGTTTAATAAGTTTTTATGGAGATAATGATGCTGGTACGCCTGAAGTAATAAATTACGCAAGTGTTTTAGCTGAAGCAGCTGACATGACTGATGGCCAAGAAGCAGGTAAGTTAACTCTTAATGTCGCTGCCTATGACGGCGTTTTAACACAAGGTATTTTAATAGATGGAGATACTAATACAGATGATGAGGTTGATGTTACAATAGGAAGCGGAGAAACTAGCGTAACAACAATAGCAGGATCGCTTAATATAGGTGTTGCGCCATCAACAACTGCAGTGCTTGACGTTCTTGGGCGTATACAAGTAGCGAATCAACCTAACATAACTGGTGTTGGTATCATAACTTCTGGAGAATGGAGAGGAACAGCTATAGCTAGTGCTTATTTAGATTCTGATACAGCTCATTACTCAGCTCAGAAACAATTAACATATTATATGTTTAAAGATGCTCTTGATGCTGACAAACACTATGTAGGATTGCAGGAAGCCGATGCTGAGTCAGAAAATTCAACTAATAAAAACTTACCTATGTTAGCCCCTTTTGCTGGCAAGCTATTAAAAGTATTTCTTAGAGCAACTAGCGATATAAGTAGCAATACTTTAACATGGACGTTAGAAACGCAAGCTACTGGCTCTAACACAGGAGCAGCACCTTCAGTGGTTGGCACAAAAGCTGGCGCGGGTTGTACTGGTCAAACTATGACAACATATGATTTTACAACAGGAGTAACTGGCGACAATATAATAGACGCTGGCGATACAGTTCAATTAGCAGTTGAAAGTGATAGTTCTATTTCAGATACTACATATTATATAACTTGTTTATGGGAGTGGGATTTAAGTTAACTTTAAATAAAAAATTATGCCTTTAATAAAAGATAAATACGGAGCAAAAGCACCACAAACTAGACCAAAATATGTTACTAGAAAAGACAATAGAGCTGTTATAGAACAGGCCCCTGTAGGTTTAAGTGAGCAACAAAAAAGAGAAGTAGAAAAAAACACATATAGAGCAGATTCTGCAAACAGAAACGAGGTTTCACAAAGAACTGTTGCAACAACACCTTCTGTTACAGGCGCAAGCCCTGTACAAAGCACTAGCGGTGTAAATAGCGTTATTGTTTCAACCGCAAATACAGCGCAAAATTTATGTTTTTTAAGTCAGGGTTCTACGCTAAATAACATATTAATACAAAACACGTCTAGCACTCAACCTAGAAGTGTTAGTATACATTGGAGTTCTGGTAGTCAAGACAATATTTCTTTTACTGTTACTTCTGGAGTTATAACGGCTACTGCTGGAGGCTCATCTACCTGTTTATTTGCAGGTAACATACCAGCTATGGTAGCCGTTGACTTATCACACGTTGTAAACTCTTTATTTAATAAGGTGAATAAAGATATTACTTTATACATAGCTTCATCAGGAGATAATATACACGTTACACATAGTATTACTAATGAGTAGTAGAACAGATACATTTTGTGTGCCTATTTGGCTGTCTAAATGGACATTTAAAGACCAAAAAAATAAAGAATATGTATTGGACAACTATATAGTAAAAGGATATAATAAAGGCGCTATATTTACTAGCAAAAGCATTGTTAATAAAGCAGTTAATAAATTAATTGGGAGTCGTTCAAAGAAAAAGCTTGTTCCCGTAAATTTAACACTAATAAGTCAACACGGCTATGGTGTTGATGATAATTAAAAAAATAACAATGTCTTTAAACGATCAAATTAGGGAGTATTTATTACAAAATCCTCACTTAATGCGTAGCAAATACGCAGACACAGCCAAAAAATTTGGCACCAATTACGAGCAAATTAGAACAGTTGCACGAAGATTAAGAGAAAGAAATCCTGATGTAGAGCCTAAAGAAAAAGAGGTTATAAATTTTCAGGAAGCTAAAAATGATGCCGTACTAACAGCTGAAAATTGTACAAGAGTCAAATCATTAGAAGATTTACTTTCAGCATGTGAAGTAGACTTAGACATGTGGGATGTAGATAAGTACGATATAGGAACTTATGAAGTTACAGGTTTTGATAACGACAGAAACCCAGTAACTGTAACTATGTATAGAACTAAGGCTTGGCTAAAAAAAATAAGACCTCAATTAAATTTAAAAAAGATAAAAGAAGAACTTATAGAAGACTTACGCAATATATCGCCAAAGGTTTCTAAAATTAAAAGAGAAAGGCCTGATGATAGAAATGATTTACATTTATTAGAAATATCAGCATTTGATTTACATTTAGGTAAAATAGGCATAAAAGGCGACGAATATAGTTTAGAAATAGCTGAAAAACGTCTTTTGGGCGCCATAGATCACTTATTATATAGAGCCCAGGGGTACTACATAGATAAGATACTTTTTATCGTAGGGCACGATTTATTAAATTCTGATAAAGATTGGCCAGTTCCATCCACAACAAGAGGTACTCCTCAATTTAATTCAGATTATCATATAGACATGTATAGACATGCACGCAAACTAATGATAAAAGCTATTGATATATTGTCTGAAGTTGCAGATGTGCACGTTATGGTAATACCAGGTAATCACGATAGAGAATCTGTTATGCATCTAGGAGACACATTACAGCTTTACTATGAAAATAATAAAAACGTTAAAGTAGATAATAATGAATGTTTAATGAAAGCATTGCCTTATGGTAACAACCTTATTATATCAGATCATGGTGATGGTCCTAAAACAAATGATTTGCCAGGTATTATAGCACAAAGATTTAAAAACTTGTGGAGTGATACTGTTTATGTAGAAGTGCATAGAGGTCATTATCACACCAACAAAGCTACCAAGTTGCAAGCTATAGAAGAATTAAATGGTATAACTGTAAGAAATTTATCTTCTATGTCAGCAACTGATTATTGGCACGATAGTAAAGGGTTTATTGGTAATATAAAGAAAGCACAAGCTTTTATATATAGCAGACAAAATGGTTTACAAGGTATACTTAACTATAACGTTACCGTTTAAGTTTATCTATATGTCTGTCTATGCGTTTTATCCATTTTAACAAATAGTTTTTATAACGCTTCCAATATCTTATTTGATCTGATTTTAACATGCTTTTACAGTTTACTTGTACCAAACACCGTACACTTTTATATTGTTACTAGTAGTACACATCAATACTTTCTTTTTTATTTCTGGACCTTGTCTTTTTTCTTTTGACCAGTACTTTGGGTTTTTGCTCCCCAGCTTCCTTTTTTTGGGCATATTTTTCTAAATTTTCTATTAATTCTTTGTTTGGATTAAAATCTGATGTTGTATATAAAAACAAATATATTAAAACTATTGCTGCAATTACATATATTGCCATAATTATTGATTTAATGACATTTTTAAAAGAAACAAATAGCCTATTAAATCGTCTATTGAATCTTCTGTTTTGTCTGTTATTCCTTTGTTTTTTATTCTTGCTAATTTATCATCTATTCTAGCGCAAATAGCCTCTGTTGATTCTAGCTTGCTAAAAATATTAGTTGGATTTAGAGCTGTATTTCCATAAGCTCTATTTTTTTCTTTTAATAATTTTATAACTTGACTAGACACCTTTTCTAGGTGCCAGTCAAATTTATATTTTACTTTGTTTTCAACCTTTTTTATAGGATATGTAGAATCCATGTTTCTATCTAAATCATAATAGTATTCGTTGTGTTCTGTCATTAGTCTAATTTAGTTTTAAAGTGATCAATTATTTTATTCATTTGTCGTTTGTAGAATAAATCAAATTCTACATACTCCATTTCTCCTGTGTCTCCATTTAGCGTTTTAGGTTGTGTTTTTTCCCATAGTTTATATAATACACCACGCATTCTTTGACTAGGTGTTTTTTCGCTAAACTCTGCATTAGTGCTTGCTTTTTCTACAGCGTCTATCTGGTCTTGATTAATATGATTAGCTGATATTAATACATAACCTGGCTTTTTAATTAACCCAAATAGGTTAACCATAGTTTCGTGTGCTAGCTCAGGAGTACCTACATAGATACGCAGGCTCCCGTCTGCTAAGGTGCTGACCTTGTCAATACCACCTTCAAATACTACTGAATTTTTCATAATATATTTTCGTTCATTATATGTACACTTCTTTCTGATTTTTTGTCTAGATAATCAAACCCCTGGCTAGGCCAATAGTTATTATCTACACAATATTTGTATATTTCTAAATCTCTACTATACATTTCTCTACCTTTATCTAATAGGTCATCACCTATTTGTACAATGTTAAGACTGTATGGTGGATTTTTTTCTATAGCTACTATATAAAACTCATGAGCTCTTACAGCATCTAAATAAAAGGCAGCCTGCTTATAATATTTAAACTTCTTTACAGAGCTTGCAAATCCATAATAAGAGCTGTCTTGTGTAGTTTTTAAATCAACTATAATATTGGCTTGTGTATTATAAACATCAAGCATACCCCTGCATTTTACGTCGTATTCTTCATTTTCCCAAGCTATAATATGTTCTTTAAGCCCGTTAGTTAACATAGTTTTTGCATCACTATCTTGCATTAGTTTATCTGTCATCTGCTCTATTAAATAATAATCTTGTTCAGACACTATAGTTTTAAACATGTTGCTGTTAGCAAATTCTTCATAATCTGCCTTTCCTTTTTTAGTTCTTTTGTCAAACTTAGGCGAAACTACATAATGCTTTTTAAATTCTTCTGGTTGCAACACATTCATATGTAATGCTGATCCAAATTTCATAGCTGGTGTTGCTGGTTGTGGATTATCCAGCATGTGTTTAAAATATTCTGGTGATTTACCAGTAAGATTGTTCAGCATACTGTTAGATACATATTCTGTATCGTTGTAGTAGCTGTCGTGCGTAAGGTTGTGATCTTCTATTAATTTCATTATTTTACTTTGTAAGACATTAAGACCCTACCGAAGTAGGGCCCCAATGCAATCAAAACAAAAACCATGTGAACATGGACAAGAAAGTTCTACAAAAGTAGTAAATTAATCTTTTGCTCCCGTATCTTTCTCTTGTTTGTTTTGAATTTCTTTTTCTTGCTTTTCTTTGTTTTTAATATCTTCTTCTAATTGTTTATCTAATTCATTCATTCTTTTTAAAATGTTTTTTGCTTCTGGTATTTGCAAACAGTATTCATTAAGGCTTTTTCTAAAGCCGTTAACGTCTTCTTTCATACTAATATCTTTAACAGAGTAGTCTTTATGCACCCATGTTAACAAAGCAACTTCATGAGACCTTAATGCTTCTGACATTGCTTTTAATGTGTCGCTAATAGGAACTTCTACTTTGTAGCTTTTTCCCATAATCTTTACTTTTTCTTTTTTCTTTTTTAAAGCCATTTAATTTGTTTTTGTTTGTGTATTTTCTTCATAATTTTTTTCTTTTTCTTTTCTTGTAAACCTTTCAGCAAATATTTTACTTACAGTAGACACCCCTACATTTAACTCATCTGCTGCTAGATTTATAGGCAAATCGCTCGCAAGTATATGCTCTACAATATTATCTTTTTTTTCTTCTGTTAAATCTGGAAATTTAATAGTATTCCTTTGTTTTTTTCTATTTTTTTTATAAGGTCTAGTCACAATATTTTTATTTTTACACCTGAATTATTCTTATCATATTTATATTCCCCAAAACTAGGTATTACACAATCACAATTATCATCTTCTATATAATTATATGTAACCATTAAATCTTGAACTGTTTGGCAAGGGTTTATGTAATCAAACTTTCTTCTACTATTTCTTATAAATGTAAATTCTATTTTGTATGGCATTTCCTTGTCCTTAACTAATTCTATAAACTTTTCTTTGTTGTTTACCCAATCAATTTTTGTTTTTTTTATGTAATTCATTACTGTTTTAGAATGAATTAAATACTTACCCGTCCATCGTTTTCCGTTCTTACTAGATGGAACATTTCCTGCTATGAAAATTTCGTCCATCTTGCAAAGATAATAATAAATTTGAGAGTTTCACCCTTGGAATTTTCAGACACCTCCCAATAGGTACTGCTCCATCCTAGAGATCTGTTATCTCTCTCATTTATATATCTTTAGAACGGCATGTCTTCATCTTCTGATGTAGTTTGCATAGCACTGTTAGCTTTGCTCCATTCAGCATGTTTGCTGCTAAATTCAGCCATCTGCTCATCAGTTAGAGTCTGGTTCATGTCATTATTATATGTACACTTGCCCCCAACTTTTGCGGACCATCTGTATTTAGTTGCAGTTCTAATTACAGGCTCTTGGTTTTCTTTGTTTATACCTATATATTCTTCAGATATAAAAGCAATCATCAGGTCTTTGTGAATAGCGTCATTCATAGCATTGCTATCATCACTAAAATCTTTTACCCCTGCATTTATAAGAAAATCTTTTATTTGTTTTGTTTTCCATTCTCTTGTAGATTGCTTGTCTGTTTCTTTTACAACCCAAAACCTACACCTTCCTACTTTACCAGACTCACTCTTTACAGCGTACTGTATAAATGGCGACCCTTTGTAATCCTCTAAGGTTTCAGATGTTGTTAATCCTGTAATTTTACATTTATGAGCGCCAGGTGTTATGTATTCTACTTTTTCACCTTTAGCCCTTGATGTTGTTGTTGTGTTTAAATTAAACGGTAATGCACTCATGTTATTTTTTGTTTATAATTTGTAATATATTGACCATTTTTTCTCTTAAATCAATAATTTGCATTTTAAGATCTAAATTGTTTTTTCTAAATCTTTCATTTTCTTCTTTTAGTTTTTCCATTTCTAAATAGTCTATTTCTTTACTATTTAAAATAGCTTCTGTAATACTGTTTTTTGGGATTGCACTTTCATGCGTTACTGTTTCTTCCATTATTTATTGTTTTTAATTTTCCAGTTAATATACTTAGTTAATGTATCTCCATCAAATATAATTTTATCTTTTTCTGGCGCATAAGGATATTCCTTGCCCTTCCATTGTTTAGTTTGCAGTGTTTGTATTGGTAGTCTATACAAGAATCTACCTATACCCCATTCTACACATGCACGTTTAAATGCATCTGATACGTGACCTTTATCTTTTTCTACTTTAGATTCTGATCCTGTGTCTGATTTCCAAACCCATTGTTCTTTTGCAAATATTCCTACTTTACAAAACAACAAGCCGTTTGCCTCATAAAACATGCTTTGCCAATTTTCTGGACCACAGACTTTATCTAATATGTCCATGCAGTCTCTAGCGTCTATATACGCTACACAGGTAGTTTTTCCATACTTGGTAGACTGTACGCGCCACTTGTATGGTATTTCTTTTTTTAAATCGTCTAAATTCATTCTGATTGTTGTTTTTGTTTTGTTTTCTTTAATTTTCGCATAGCTGATGCAGCTACTACAAATTTTACAAATCTTCTTATCATTACAGGCCTACCTTTTAGCAATAAAGTAAGAGCAATTTCTTTAAATGTTAAAATTAATACCTGTTTGACAAGTTTTTTGTTTATTCCTAAATCATAAGCTATCTCATTAATGATAGATTTGATTTTTGATCTGCCTTGCTTTTTCTTATCCATGCAAGAGCAAATATACTATTTTATTCTTTATCATTTTTCATTTGAACAGCTAAATATATAGGAAATACAATAATTCCTGCAATAACTAGCGCAAATATAATTGGTCCTAATGTAAAAATTGAAGCACCTATAAGGACTGTAAATACAAGAGGATATTTACCTATCATTTCAAACTTTTTCATAGTCTATAAATTTTGTTATTTCACTTTTAAAGCTTAAGGTTATTTCACCTACGCCTATATTTCTACCTTTTGCAAATATTATATTGGCTGTACCTTTGCTTTCTTTTCCGTCGTCATTATATTCTATACCGTAATATTCTGGACGATATATAAGCATTACAACGTCTGCTGCTTGTTCTATTTCGCCTGACTCTCTAAGATCTGACAGTGTTGGCTTACTATTATTACGCATACCTACACCTCTATTAAGTTGGCTTAGTGCTATTACAGTAATATTTAGCTCTTTTGCTAGGTTTTTTAATGTTCTAGCTACTTTGCTAACTTCTTGTTCGCGACTACCAGCTTTATTTTTAGAACTAACAAGTTGCAAATAATCTATCATTACAAGTTTAACGTTTTTGTTTTTTACATACTCTTTCATTCTATGTACTAAATATCCTAATGATGTTATATTTCCTTCGTCTATATGCAAAGGTATTTTTTGTATATTATTAACACTTTTGTGTATTTTTTCTAATTCTTGATTATTAAGTGTTCCATTAGTAATATACTTGTTATTTATTTCAGATTCCATTGACGCAAGCCTTCTAATTAATTGTAAAGCGCTCATTTCGTAAGAAAATATAACTGTAGGGGTGTTAGTATGCAAAGCGGCGTTATAGGCTAAGGCAAGCGCAAAACTAGTTTTACCCATAGATGAAGCGCCGCCTACTATAATTAAGTCTGTTTCTTGCCAACCACCTGTAAACCTATCTATTGATTGAAAACCTGATGCAATACCTAACAAACCATCAGTATTCATTCTTATTTCTACATCTTTAAGAAAGTTAGATATTTGCTTGTTTATATCACCAAGCTGTTCAGGTTTACCTATTTGTAATTTAGACATTTCTGTAGTTAAATTACCAACTATAAGCTCTAACTCGTCTCTATTACTTAATTGATTATGTACATTATGAACTATACCCGATAAAGTTCGTTTTTGAAACTCTTCCGTCAAAGCGCTTATACAAGTTAAAGTATTCATAAAATCATAAGATTTTTCTGTCATTTCTGATAAATGCAATACAACCTTATCACCTTTAATTAATTTAGAAACAGTAAGTATGTCTATAGTTTGGTTTTTACTACGCAAACTTTTTATTGCAAGATATGTAGATTTATTAAACTCATACTCAAACAAGTTTTCGTGTAATAATTGACTGTATTTATCTAATAATTCTGGTTCTACAATAAGTTTGCCCAGTAATGTTTGTTCTATCTCATGATTTTCCATATGTGAAATTTTGAGTAGCAAATATATAATTATTCTTTACTTTCCTCATAACAATCTTGACATATACATGTTTCATCTACAAAATATGTTTTAGATTCTTCTATATCACATTCTTCACAATATCTTTCTTTGTGTTGGTATTCGCATGGGTCTTCATATCCTTGCCTAACTGCCTCTAAATAGTTTTTATAGTTCATTTTTATTTAATTTTAATTTTTTATTATTATAATAGTAATTGTAATAACCTAATTTCAAGTAGTTATTGTATTCTTTTATTAAGGTATTTTCTTCACTATCTGATAACTTTAATATACCTTTAGTATATAAATTATGCAATTCAGAAATAGTAGGTGCATATCCAAATTTTTTAATATAATCTTTTATCCAATTTTCGTATGTCATTTTATTATTATTTCATTTTTAGTCAACATCCATTGACAGTGTTCAGGGCGATGGCCCATCTCTGTAAGTAAATCATCAATTTCAGTGTCTGTTATTCTTCTGTCTATCGTATATATATACGTAATTTTTTTGTCAAAATTTAACACTATTAATTTCATATTGTTATTATAAAGTTAAAAAAAGGGGGCTTGCACCCCCTTATAAATTATACCTTTTCTAGTTTAGCTTCTAGTTTTTTGATTAGTTTGTCTGGCGTGCCATCAAATATAACCTTTTCTGCATAAACATCATAAACACGCATATATACTTGTGCTCTTTTATTGTGTTCTATATGTGCAACTTTTTTGTAAATAGTGTATGTGTATTCTTCGCCACAATCTTTAGCATCTGAATGATGAATATAAATACCGCCAATACCATCTTTAAAATGTGTAATTAATTGCGCTGCTAAGCATCCCATGCCGTTTGCAGCACGTTCTGGAGTATTATGACCAATACCATTAACAATATTAAATCCTTGCAAATACTTAGCAAGCTCCAGGCCATGATTATCAAGATAACCATTGTACTGACGATACATACAAAGTATGTTTTGTTTTGTTTCATATACTTTATTATTATTGTCTTCATCTGCAACACATGTTTCCCATGATTCTTCTACATAAGTTAAGCTTCTTGTTCCCATAATTTTAGTGTTTTATTAGTCCTACTTTATTATTTTTATTAAACCATTTTGTAGCATACAAATCTATTTGTGATGCATTAATATAATTATTATCTAGTAATTCTTGATAATTGTCAAATATTTTTGTATGTCTATCTATCTTCCTGTTAATCAGGTGTTTTTGTTTACCGCTATCAGAAAATATAATGTCATAATTATCTGGTAGCTCTGTGTCTTTAAGCATTTTTACGCAATTAGTGTAACTATAAAACTTAACTGCGTGATGCATTACCGCAAGATCTATCCACTTTTGTAAATATTTAGGTGAATAGTAATCGCCAGAGTCATGTACACGTACAAAGTCTGGTTGCTTTTTTAAAATTTCTTTGGACATAGCCTCTACAAACTCATCTGTAAGTGTAAGCTGGTATCGTTTTTCAAAGGCAGGTTGCACGTTACTCCATATGTATGCGCCTTTCTTTGCATAACAAAACTTTACACACGCATCAGCAAATGGACAAGTAAGTTTGCCGCTAGCCGATTTGTACGCTGGTATGCCAAAGTTATATACTTTTACACCAAGTTCTTTTGATGTTTTTTTAAGTTTGCTATTCTGTGTAAGTAGATTCATTTATTTGTTCTAAATTATCTTTTAAAATACTAATAACATCTTCATAAATTTGAGGTTTAATTATTGACCTTTTGTTTTGCGATTTTAAATATTCTAATTGATTTTCTGTTTCAGCTACACCTACAGCAATAATTTGCTCAAATAAAGTGTTGCCAATAATTTCATTTGTATCTTTTAATTGTTTTACCGCTCTTTTAATTCTTACAGACGGTTGTTTTGATTTTGTTAAATATGTTTTATACATTTTATTTATTTTTCTATGTCAGTAACCTCATGTATTTCCCAACTTTCATCGTTAACTTCCATTTGTTTAAGCTCTTCATGTGCAATCATACTCCACACATCTTCATCGCCAGTTGATATTTTTTTATCAATAATTTCTAAATGATTTCTACCATCATCTGGAAATTTCAATGATATAAATGTTGTGTATGTTCTATTCATAACTATTTGATATTTTTTCATAGTTCTAATTTTAATTGTTTTTTACCTGGTTCCCATTGATAGTAATATAAGGTATATGTTTTGTCTCTACCAAACTTATCAGGAAACGTTTGTTGTCCTATTAACGGCGTGTCTTGATCTATAATCATTTTTTTATCGCCGTGTCTAACTAGTATTTTTTTGTTAGTATACTTATAAGGCAAAGCTACAAGGCTATCCTGTTTGTAATTAGGATTTACCTTGTAACCTGCTATAAGTTTTTTAAGCAAATAAGATTTCATATTACTGGTATTGTCTGTAGTTCTTTAAATGAAGTTGATATTGCTCCACCATCATTCCCTTCATCATCCATCATAGGAACTAGCCAATGTTTACCATCTAATTGTATAGCTATTGGTTTTTTATACCACATATTATTTTCCATTTCCTCATCACATATATATTGAACACCAGTAATTGTTTTACCAACTAAATGTTTTGATATTAAGTCAGTCCAGTATTTTTCTACTTCTTGTTTACTATAGTTTTTCATTTTACTTTGCTTTTATAAGTTGTTCTATTCTTTTTAGCGTCAACGTGCACAACGCTTTTAAGCGACCATACCGCCGTTTCTTCCTTAACAGTAGCGTAGCATTCCTGTATAAGTTTTTTCCTTTGTTCTTCAATAGATCGCGTAGGATCAACAGTAATACTTTGGCCGTAATTAATCTTAATAGCTTCAAAGTTACCGATGTTAATAGTTTTGCTGACATTAAATGATATTGTATTTGTTTCCATAATTATTTATTTTATTGACTTGTTATTAATACTGCTTCTTGACATACTTTATTATTATTGTTTATATCAGCTACACAAGTTTCATGTAGTTGTACTTTAAACACCCATTCATTAGGTAAATCATCTGGAACATTATTCATTATTGTTCTTATTGGTATATCTTGAGGCAGTTCTTGTAATTTTGCAATTAAATCCTTTACATCCATAATTTATTTTAAATTTCTGTTAGTACTTCATTTACTTGTTTATATTGCATATCTTCAGGGCATTCCCATTCTGTATAATATATTCCATAATAATAAAATCCTATTTCTAATATATCATCAGTACAGCTTATCCATTCAAAAGTTTTATTATCTTGTTCTATAATTTTTTTGATATGGCTTACTGCATCTTTTTCATATTTAAAATATTCATAAGTTTGTTCATTTATCCAGCCATTATTCATTCCTTCGCCTGTAACTGAACATTTTCTTGCGTATTCCATGTTATTTATAATTGTTTAGGTATTTGTAATATTAACTTTATGTATAAACTTTCTACTTCATCATATCTTTCGTTGTAGAAATCTTGTGCCAATTCAGTAAATTTAATAGTGTTTACTTTACTTTGTTCACTTTCTGGTAAAAACGTAAAAGTATTTTCTTTAAATCTTTCTATTGTTATTTGAGTGGCAACCTCATCTATAAATTCCATTTCATTAGGTTGAATTTGTTCCCAAACTCCGTTTTTTTCGTATTCATTTTCTTTCATAACTATTTATTTATAATTTTTTGACTACGTTTATATATTTCTTTAGTTTTTTTCTTAAGGTATTGTGCATCAACAAAATAGTTGTGCTTACCTAAAAATGTATCGTCTAACTTATTTAAGTTGTTTTTTAGCTTTTCTATAATTCTAGGAATTTCTTTTGTAAGTATAGTTTTTTGCATGCTATCGCTTACATATTCTTTCCACTCATTATATGACTGTGCTATATTTTCTTTATCTATTATTTTTATTTTCATAATTATTTATTTTAAAGTGAATAAAAAAGAAAGGAGGGGGCTAGTCCATTTGTTAATTGTTATTAGTTTTTTTAAATTAATACTCAATTATTTGTTGTCGGTCAATATTCTAGCCAATAATCTTTACAAAGTATAACTGCTGAATTAATAATTAATAATGATTATAACCTCCTTTCTATGTTTTTATTATGCTAACTGCTTTATATTAAATGATTTAACGCAATTAGCTAAAGTATTACTTTTTATTTGTGCTCTATGTTTAGTAAAAGCATTTACTATTTTGTAATATCTTTTGATATATTTTCTTCTGCTTGATTTATAGATGCCATTGCACCAGCTTATTCTTTTTATAAGTTTGCTGTATGTAGGTTCTTTTCTTATATCGCCGTTAAGATAAGTAATTTTAAGCTTAGCTTTATCAACGTGTTTGATTATCCAAGCAGCATTGTTTTTTCTAAATGACTTGTGTGCAATATCATATGGTGATATTTTTCTGTTGTCAAGTTGTTTTTTTAGATCTTTCATGTATTTTGAACTGATCTCGTAGATTTCTTTTTGCATGGTAAAAGTATTTTGATTATTAGTTATTATAAAGTGGAAAAAAAGAAGAGCCACTTGGGCTCTTTTTTTTAATGTTTGTGTTCGTCCATAACTTCAGGCTCTTCAGGCGTTGGAGTTAATGAAGTAAAGATGGAGAATATTACACCTGCTACAACAGCAGTAGCTAGACCGCTGAATGTTCCTATAAATAGTAAGGGAAGAAGCAGTGTAAATAGTATGTCCCAGAATGTTTGGGTTTTAACTAGTCTACGTCTGCCTAAGGCTTTATATACAATAATATAATAACCTATGGCAGCGCAGAATGCAATTCCTAGGATACTCATTAGAATGGTAGAGCTACTGTTTGTTTCTCTTCTATAACCTCCGTTGCTAGATTTTCTATAGCTTTATCTGCAGCTTTTGGTGTATAAGTGTTAAGTATAGGTGTGTGCGTATACTTTGTAGTATTTTTGTTAGGTATTAGTTTAATGTTAACCCATTTGCCGCCTTTATTGTCTTCTACAAAGTTAGCTCTCATAAATTTAAGAAAATCTTCTGGTTTAATACCTATGTTAACTACTTTTGTACCTGATTCAAATGTGTGTTCTTTAACGAACATACCGTTTACTAATGTGTTTTCTGTTTTTGACATGATTTAATTGTTTTGATTAATATTAGATTAGTTATTATTAAGTTAGAAAAAAAAGATATAACCGTTGCCTCTATCTCTGGTCGGTTAACTACTAAGCACTCTAGAATACTGTTCGTGATTGTTATAAGTTATATCTTTATTATTAAGTTGAAAAAAGGAAGGGACTGTGCTGTGTCCCGACCTATTATAGAATGCTGAGCGACAAGTATTACGACAATAATGTTAGCACAACCCCACGCATTCTTAGAATGGTACACCAAATTGTTGGTGATTAGTTTGAAAACAAGTTTTCCAGTCAATGTATGGCATATCGTCTAGCCACATATCTATAACTGCTTGTTCTTTTGCACGTTGTTCTTCTATAACGTGTAATGGTATTACATCATACGTTCTGTATGATCTATCTTCTTCATGATGATGAAGAGTTGTGCAAGTAAGACACTCTACTAAATTCTTTGACAAATACTGTGCTTCTTTCTGTTCGTTGCAATTAGTGCAACTGATTCCTATAGTTTCCATAGTAATGATTTAAGTTAATATATTATTATCTATTGTAAAGTTGTAAAAAGAGGAGCCGCTAGGCTCCGTCTATTAGAATGGTAAGTTTTCTGCATGTGAGTTTAAACTTTTAGTTATATTGTTTTTTACAGTTAATATTTCATCTATTAACTCAATCATTGCTTCACCTTCATATTTCCAACCTGTATGATAAGACAATACAACTTCTGCTATTTCATTGTATGATGTAGCATTAACTTCTTTGTGAGCTAATCTTTCTGCAACATTTAATATTAAAACATCTTTATTCATAATAGTATATTTAAATTAATAATTAGTTATCTATTATTAAGTTGTAAAAATTAAACAGCTAAATATATTAGTAAATATTATTTAAAATAAAAACGGATGAAAGACTTGACAATGTCAAATAAAATGTATAACTTCGCAAACTCATTAGTTAGATATTAGTATTAATCAGCTAAATATATTAGGAGGAGTATTATATATTAATATAAAATGATAATAAAACAATAACTGATTGATTATCAATGTTTTAAATTAATTACACTGTTATTATAGTTATTATAAGTGTGATTATAAAGAGTTTAAGACAGTATAGTTCTAACACTTCAATACGCATATTTCTTGTATAATTAAAAAAAAGAGAGCTATTTGCTCTCCTTTCTTAGTTCTTCTTTGGCTTCTTTAATACCTAGCTTAACACCTTCGCTAATGCCAACGCATATTCCTACTACTGTGCCAATTGTTTTTCCTGTATAAACGCCTGCTTTTTCTAATAACTTATTCATAATAAAATATATATTGATTAATAACAAATATAAAGTTGTAAAACATCTGTAAATAAAAAACAAAGGGTAGGGTATCAAAAGTTTTGAAATGCAGGGGGGGATTTAAGCATATAGTATCACTCCTTCACAAAAAAATATAATTTTTTTTTATATCTTTGTACTTAATATTAATATTTACCACTTGTTATGTCTTATTACAACTACAATCAAATGATGAGCAACTTGTACTCTCCAGGTACAAATTTAATGAATACAACTGTAACACCTACACCGAGCCCAACTCCATCTAATGTGTATTCACCACCATCAACCACTACACCAAGTACAACACCTACACCTACTATACAACCGTATACGCCACCTCCTACAAATAATATATACGTGCCACCGACACCCCCTGTAAATCCTTCAGTTGGCGGAACTACTGACCCGTATTTGAATGAGCCTGAAATGCCTGGCACTACTACTGTAACAACACCACCAAGAGGTGTGGTAGGTAGTACAAATCCTAAAGATCCAAACTATAATCCATATATTAATCACCCAGGAGGTTTTGATTTACAAAACGATAAAGCTGCAATACATCAAATGTATGGTCCACAAAGTGGTGGTGGTTATTATTTTGGTGGCGATGACCCTTTTCAAGGAGAAGGAGGGCCAACTGGAATATATGACTTTGATTTTTCAGACAAACAAGCTTTAAAATCTTTATTTAGCAACTTAAATAGAATAAATTTAAAAGATCCACGACTAATGGGTGGAGGATCAGGAGGGGGATCTGAAGCATTAGAAGGCAATATGGATCCTAATCGTTTTATCTCTTTGAATCCTTACCTTGATCAAAATGTAACAAGCTTTAGATACGGTGGAGTTGTAAAAAAAAAAGACCCTACTAAAGTAAACTACAGTCATGGAGGTTATCATGACCCTTACAGTCAATACTCGCAAGACATGTATAAGTTTTATAGAGAAACAGGCAATAAAAGCCCAATTCACGGAAAAAACCACTATCAGCTAGCATATGAGGAAGAGAAAAAAAGAAGAGAGGACATAAAATATCGTCGTGGTCTTGGAAGAAAAGATACAAAAATGAGTGATGAGGAGTGGGCAAAGTCATCAGACAACCCAGACAATTTAAAACATGGGTGGGAAGAAGGGTATGACCAATGGTATACCGTTCCTGAAAGTCAAAAAAACGCAGAAAGAGGTCAAATACGTATAGAAAGAGACGTGATGGCTAGAAATCCTTATTATGAACAAGCATCTGGCATGTATGATCCATACGCAGTTCCACAATACTTTCTTGGAGGCTTAGTTAAAAACATTATGGGTGGAGCAGCTAATGTATTTCAAGCAATAGCAGATCCAATTGGTGATTTAATAAGACCTGTATTTGATGCAGCTGGAAACCTTGTTGAAGGAGTGGCAGATGTGTTTACAGGTGGAGACACCCCTGATTTTAATATACAAGATCGTCCACTACCAGAAAGAGACCCTGTAAAAAAACGTGAAATTACAGTTCAACAAGCACCACAACCAATACCAGTAAAAGGAACTGTTAATGTAAGACAAAAAGACAAATCTCCAGGCCAGCTAAGACAGGGCGACTTTGTAGGAAATAAACCAAATCCTTTTGTAACTGAAAACGTACAAGATGAATTAGACTACGCACAAGAAGGGATGAGAATGCCAGAGGTTGGCATGCAAATGACTAACCCTCTAAGTGAACCTGAGGTTTACAGTCACGGAGGTCATTTTACAAGACAAGCAAATGAAGCTATAGCGTTAAACCAGCTAAGTGGTATCGTAGCTAACACTACAAATAGAAACAGAATGGTTATGGCTAAAGGAGGAGAGTTTAAGCCACACATGATGTATGATCCAAAAACAGGAAAAGGTTATAAGGCAAATGTTGTTGAGGATCACAACAGAATGAATAAAATGGGTTATACACATAAAAAACCTAAAGCTGCTAAAGGAAAGAAAATAAAAAGTTACACTAACGGCGGTAGATTATAATGGATGAGATCGGATTAAATGAATTACTGCAGCTAGTTATCAGCGATAAGGGTGGCAAGTCGCAACAGTATAGACAGCTTATGGACTATATTGCTTATCATGAAACAGGTCCTGTAGCCCAAGGACTTCCAGATCAAAGAATGGATCCAAAAGCTAGGCAGTATACTTACGATCAAAAATTAAAAAAATACGTGCAAGATGGTCGGGGCAGGGGTTTATTTATGTATGAGGCAGGAGAAGGAGGAAGCGCAAATTCTGCTGTAAATAGACTATACAAATATTTAACTCAAGTAAAAAATGTAGACGCTCCTCAATGGGTGGAAAACCTAACAGGACAAAACAAAAATGTTGACGTAAGTAAGTTAGACGAAGATCAACAAAAAATGTTATTTTTGGCAGACCACAGAATGAGAGATGGGTCTAATTTTAGTAAAGTTTGGTCAGGAGAACAAGATTTTTCAGAGTTTTGGACATACAGTCATTGGAGAGGAAACAACCCAACACAAGAATTGATACAAGAAAAAATGAATCTTTTTGACGCTAGCATGACTCATAAAGATTCCACTGATGCAGTTAGAGAATTAGAACTAGAGCAAATGTACAAAAACAATCTGGCTCCATATCTATCATTAGAAAATCAGCCACAAAAACTGCCAAGTGAAAAAACGATAACAGATATAATATTTGGTAATGACACATCAGCTATTTTAAATAGACTAAACAAATGAGAAAATTAGACGCAGATTTAGGAAAGATATATCATAAAGATAATTTTTATTATCTTGAAAAAATATTTAGCAGTTTAGGAGAATTGATAGATCAAGAAAAAGAAATAAAAACAAGAGCAAAAAAACACGGGTTTAAAGTTATTAAAGCGAATTGGGCGATAGAAGACAACCCGTATTATTACATTGAGACTGTTTTAAATGAATATGACACGGAAGATATAGACCAGTTAAGATACGTGTACAAGGTAAAGCTTAAATATATGAAGTAATGTATTTACTTAAGTTAAACAAGAAGGGGGACATATTTAAAGATGATGATGGTGTAACAGGGGTTCCTGAGTTTATTACACTTATCAAAAAAGAAAAATTCGGGCCTACGGCCCTCAAATGGGTTGCCCTAGTCTACGACTATGAAAGCCCATATAGGCATTATAGTGAAAGTGAAAGAATTAAAGCTGTTTCTAAAGATCTATATGATACGTATAGCTGGAAACAAGCAACAGATGCTACACTAAAAGCTGCTTGTGATAAGTATAACGAATTGCAGTTTGATCCGTTAGATGAGCAGCTGATAGCTTTTAATAAAAAGATAAATCAGTTTACTGCACTGATAGATAACATGCATCTTGATGAGGAAAACGCAGAGATGTTGCAGAAACTAATGATAGGAGTGGAAAAGATATTAAAAACAAGACAATCGTTGTTAGATGCGATAGACAGAAGAGGAGAAAGGCAAAAGATAGCAGGAGATAAAGGACTATCTTTCTTGGAAAGAAGAAAGGAAATTAAGGAAATGTAATAACTAATAAAAAATTTTAAAATGGCAAAAAAAGGTTTATACGCTAACATCCATGCTAAAAGAAAGCGTGGCGCAACAATGAGAAAAAAAGGAGACGCTGGAGCTCCGTCTGAACAAGACTTTAAAGATGCTGCTAAAACTGCAAAAGCAATGGGTGGTATGAAAATGAAAAAGAAAATGATGAGTTACGCTGGAGGCGGTAGATTCGCAAAAGGTGGTGACTTTGGAATGCTTAGTGTAAAAGCTGGTATTGACAACAATCCTAATCCTACACAAGCTG